ATGACACAGATTATTGCAAGGGGCAGCAAGGATGATACGGTTAACCTGTATGCCCGACTATACAAAAGGCCGACGCTTAACAAGACGATTGCTCTTGGTATAACCCTGTCTGCCCAGGACTGGGGATCCATCGAAACAATGTTGAAGAATGCTGAAGCAGCCCAGAAGATGGGCAGCACCATCGCTTTGCGCGACTCCCTGGCTATCAAGCTCTGGGATATCAAGACGGAGATTGACTACATGATAGATGCTGGTATAGTCTCCGTAGAAGCCGCAAAGAACACAGTCAGGCATATTCTCAACCCCGACATTATTTATAAGGTGGAGAGCCTGCACGAAGAGCAGAGGAAGAGAGAGGCCGAAGAGAAGCGCGTAACGCTGATGCAGTGGATCGCGGAGTTCATCCGTCAATGTGAGACGGGCGAAAGGCTGAAGCGTAAGAGTGCCAGGACGATCACCGATGGTACGATCAGAAGTTACAGGGGCACGGAATCGCAGCTGAAAGCCTATCAGGAGAAGCGGCACAGGATCGTGGACTTTGACGATATAACGCTGGACTTCTACGATGATTGGCGCAGGTTTTTCCTTCAAAAGACCGACAAGAAAGGTAATCCGCGTCCGTATTCCCCCAACACCATAGGCCGACACGTCAAGAACCTGAAGATCTTCCTGTACGCTGCCAAGGATATGAAGCTGACAGACAACACGGAGTTTGAGAGCAGCCGATTCGTGGCCGACTCCCAGGACGTGGAGAACGTCTATCTTACTGATGATCGCGTGCAGCAGATGTATGAGACCGACTTTGAGAATCCTGAGACCATAGAGCGACTTATGAAGCTTGCCACAGACGATGAAGAGCGCAGGGCGATGAAGGATCAGCTTACCCGTCGCACCCCCAAGGTACTTAACGAGGCCAAGGATATCTTTACGGTGGGATGCCTGACAGGACAGCGCGTAAGCGACTACAAGCGCATCAACGAATCGATGTACCGTACCCTATCTGACGGTAACGACTATATCTATCTCCAGCAGGAGAAAACCGACAAGTGGATCTATATCCCCCTGGATCTCCGAGTCAGGGCGATACTGGCAAAGTACCAGGGCAAACTGCCTCACATCTACGATCAGGATCTCAACGAGCGCGTGAAGGTGATTGGCCGACTGTTGGGCTGGCGCGAGAACGCTGGTATCATGGAGCTGAAGGGAAACCTGCAAGTTCCTACGCAGAAGAAGTTTTATGAGTGTATCAAGACACACACAGCCCGACGTACCTTTGCCACCAATGCCTACAAGCATAAGATATCCCTGTCCTCGATCATGATCATCACAGGTCACAGCTCAGAGCGTATGCTGAAGAAATACCTGAAGCTCGACACAGAAGAGCGTGCAATCCTGGCAGCAGCTGAGTTTGCCAAAGCAAAGGAAGTCAAACTTAAAAAAGCAGAATAACATGAAACCAGAAGAAAAGTATTTTGTAATAAAGGGAATCCGAGAAGATTTCCAGTGGTATAATCGCGAAGAAGGTTATTGGTTATGTAGTAAAAATGATTACGGTATAACTCATGATTATTTCTATAAAGACAAGGCTGAAGCCGAAAAGGAATGTGAAGAGAATAGAGAGAAATACAGGCAAGCTATTGCATATATTAAAGAAGGTGATGAAGTATGGTTTATATTTGACTATCATATCAATGTAAGTAAAGTGATAAACATAGAATGTATTGGATCTGAAGTATATTATCGGTTAAACGGTTGTGATAAGCAATTTTTAAATAACAATTTGTTTAAATCGAAAGAAGATCTGCTAAACTATCTGGAAAGCAATATACAATATTTAAAGTAAATCGAGAATGGAGGCGCGTTTCACAACGTACCTCCATTATTTTCTATGACTATTAACATTAACTTCAATAAGATTTCATGTGCTTTATGATAAACTAAAAAGATTGCTGCAAAGGAAGCCATATTATAACAATCCTGCAAGCTATTTATACATTCCTTAACACTAACCCTAATAAAATATCCCGATTTATTTCTCCTACGGAAATTTTGTGAAAAACGCAAGCCTATTCCGCTGTATCTTTGTGGCGAATATTCAAAATAACGCATTATTATGAACTGGAGAATTATTAACCAGCCGTTAGACGAGTGTGATCTGTCTGGCGGCTTTGCGCCAAGGAAGAAGGGCTTTGCCTGGTTCATCCCCCTGATCGCGGCGGCGGTGTCTGCCGCATCCACGGCCTACGGCTCCTCGAAGTCGGACCAGGCCAACAAAAAGGCCCGCAACGAGCTTGACAAGGAAAGGTACATGACCGAATCGGAGCGCAGGCGCAAGTTGCACGAGGACTACATCGACACCGCCCCAGGCCAGAACATAATCCGTCAGGCCCGCGACGAGGCCAGCAAGATATGGAAGCGCGAGCAGGGAGCGGCAGCCGTCTCCGGATCCACCGACGCCAATACCCAGATGGCAAAGGACGCCGGGAACCAGATGGTGGGCGAAGCCGTAGCCAACATCGCTGCCAACGATGCAGCCCGAAAGGACGTTGTAGATGCCCAGTACCGTGCAGAGGAAAAGGCACTAACCCAGCAGCAAATTGCACTGGAGCAGCAGCGAGGCCAGAACGTCGCCAACGCAGCAGGTCAGATAAGCAGCGCACTCGGCTCTGCAGCTATGTCGTATGCCGGAACCTACATGGGGGCTGGCAGTCCTGGAGGTACGGGAGTAACGGCTCCGCAGGGCGGCACTCCGAAGCTTCAGCAGATGGAAACCACACCCAGCACCAGTGTACCTCTTACTCCTGAGATGCAGATGGCAAACTACTATAAGATGATGCAGGGCGCAAATCAGAACTATTCGAACATCGCGCAGAATGCTCAGTTATGGCGAAATAATTGGTTTGGCACTAATTTCTAAAGGACTATGGGAGCATTTATAGACTTTATAAAAAAAACAGCACAGCCTCCGCTGATTGGAACTGCACAGCAGCCACAGGGAGGGCAGCAGGTGCAGCAGGGATATTATTCTGACAAGCCAAGGGATTTGCGTGATATTAACATTGCGCCTGGCATATCTGGAGGTGGCTATTATATACCTTTTGAAGCACAGTCACAACAACAGCAGATACCTCAGATTGATCCGAATAACGCGATTCAATCTCTGGCACAACTCATGGGGCCTACACCAGCAGAGCGCGAGGCACAAGAGCGAAAGCTTCTGGAGAATAAGCGTAAGATGATTGCATGGACTGGTTTGTTTGACGGACTCCGGCAACTTGGAAACCTCTATTATGCCTCTAAAGGTGCTACACCCCAGCAATATACCGATAAGCCCTATCAGCAGATAGAGCAGAACTATATGCAGGAGCGACAACTACAGGACTACCTGAACCGATATAGTCAGGCTTATGCCAAACAGCTATTCGACTGGCAACAGAAGATGAGCGACACTGAAAGGCGCAACAAGATTGCCGACGCACAGGCCCAGTATTATAATACCCGTGATGAAATGGCACGCCTGAAAGGTGAAAATGACCGTCTGAGAGCAGAACAGCAGGCTTCCGTCAATGAGGCACGTCGTAAGCAGATAGAGCTAAAGACGAAGCAGATGGAAGAGCTTCACCCGCTACAGAAGCAGAAACTTCAGGCGATGATCAAGAACACACTCCACAATGCAAACCGTCCTTATGGAGGTGGCCGAGGTGGAAGCAGAAGCGGTGGCTCTTCATCCGATCCATTTGAGGAACTTGCTGCACAGCTGAACGACAATCCAGACATCATTGGTCCCATCCTTGAACAGGAAGGTCTTGGATTCTATGATAAGGACTCCAAGGAGTTCAACTTTAGCAAGAATGCCACTAAGGGAATGGCTACGACTGCAACACGTCGTGCTGCATCCCAGCGGCAATCAAGTGGCCAACGTCAGACAAATAGCCAACATCAATCAGGAGGAAACAGGAATACAGGTAAGCGTAAATCCAGAACAACTATTTAATTATGGCAAACCCAAAGCGTACATACAGCACCGTTTATAACGCGCTGAAACAGATTTCCGATGAAGAAGGTATAGATTTCGGTCTTGGTGGTTACACAGAACAGCAATTCAAGGATAAGTATTTCACAGGTCCCGGTAACATCAACAACCTTTATAACAAGCTGAGTCAGATTTCAGATGAGGAAGGTGTTGACTTCGGACTTGGTACACGCGATGAATGGCTTGGATCCTTTGGATTCACTGAGGCAGATGCCACTCCAAGACAGGGTTATAAGCCTACAGCCGAGGAAATGGCAGGCTTCAACAGCACCATCAGAAACGCTGGACGCACGGCTGGCTCTTCTTTGGGCAGCTTTGATAACAAAGTACAGAACTTACAGAATCGGCAAGGACTGAATGTACCCAGTCGCATAGAGGTGGGTAAGAGCAATAACCTTGTCCAAGGCAAACAACAGCTTAATCCAGAGACAGGACAGCTGGAGAATACCTATATTACTTCCTCTGGAAATGAGTACGCTAATGAGGCTCTTGCCGACATGGAGCAGAGACAGATAGACCAGAATCTCCGTGATGAGCGTTATAAACAGTCACTGCCAGGCCAAATTGATGATGCCTATGCAGAGCGTGACCGTCTTAACGCAGAGTTGTCAAAGCTTCAAGGCCAGTGGGTGGATCAAGACGGACGTGTTCATTATGGTAATCGTGGCAGTGATGAGGCTGTAGCCTCATTGGAGGCCGCACTTCGTCAGAACCAGCAGCGTATTACGGCATTGGAAGCAGAGCGTGACGATGATGGAGGTACGCAGTTTTGGAGAGGCTTTGTAGATGCAGCACAGAATCCATCAACCCTGACATTCGGTATGTCCGACTTTGGCGACATGATACAGATGATGCGTATCAAAAATAAGATGGATGCAGCCGTTGAGTCAGGACAAGAGCCACAGTTGTCTGATGCAGAGCAGTCTTTGTTAGAAAGCTCGTATCTGAATAACTATGCACAACAACAATATGGTGACAACCGAGGTTTTATGTATCGTGCTGGCGGTATCTCCATGCAAGCACTTCCTTTCGTTGCCGAGTTTATGGCTACAGGTGGAATGGGTGCAATCTCACAGAAGGGCGCAGAGCTTGGAACTCGTGCAGCCGAGAAACTTGCATTACAGGGATTGAGCAAAAGTCTTGTTAAGAACCTTGGTGTTTTGGCAGGCGACGTAGCCGCTGGATGGGCTATGGCCAATACTACAGGTGTTTTTCGCACAGCTGGCGACGTAATGCAGCGCAATATGGGTGGTGTCACCATCAATCCCGAAGGACAGTACGACTTTGGAGAATACGATGAAGATGGAAATTTCACCAGAGGTGGCAAGAGTCTTGGACGCAGTATTTATGAAGCCGAGGTGGCCAACACGCTTGAATACTATACAGAAAAACTTGGTGAACACTTGCAAATAGGCAAGTGGCTTGCCAAGGGTGCAGACAAGATGGGTCTTAGTAAGCTTTCTAAGGTTGTAAACTATCTGTCTGGCAACAAATGGCTGGAGCGTGGCGGTATTCAGGATTACCCGTCTGAGGTTGTTGAGGAAGAAGCAAACCTGTTGCTCAATGGTTTGCTTGTTGTTGACAACAATTTCAGTGTAGATCCAAATAGCAGAGAGTTTGAAAAGTCCGCTTTCAATCCCAAGACACAGCTCGACATTTGGGGAGGTATGCTTTTTTCCATCGGACTGATGCAAGCCCCGCGTCTGGCTCACACTGGCTATAGTGCGGCTGGCTATTACGCATATAAGAAAAATGTGGATATGGCCGACGGTAATGCATCCGTCGTATTTGGTGCTGACAACTGGCAGATGATTAAGGATGAGATTGACAACTGCGAGAATGACAAGCTGAGTGACCTGTTGCAGACTGTTGTCAATGGTGATATGACCGACGTACAGAAAACGGCTACTCTCAACTATGCCCAAAATCTTGTTAAGATGCGAGGTTATAATATGGGCATGATGGCAGGAGCCAAAGATGAGGAAGAGACTACCAGTAATGAAGGTATGGCCGCACAAGCCGTTAATCAAAGCTATCAGCAGGGACATGAGACTCAGGATCCAGACCTAATGAAGCAGTTCAACAATGATGTCCTGGCAGCAGAACAGAACCTGCATCAATATGGTGAAGAGTTTACCAATGAAGTTTTGGGTATGTCGGAGAGTCCCGTTCAGGAACTTGACTACCTGATGAACAACCGTGATATTTTTACGGACGAGCAGATTGCAGCCGCAGCTGACTATTATACAAAGCAAGCCAGAGCTAAAGGCATGATGGAGGGCACACTTGATAGAATTGACTTGCAAGTGGAGCAGGCTAATGCCGAGGTAAGAGCCAACACACACCAGCAGACAGGTAATGTGGTAATGGCAAAAGGAAACGACAACCTTGATTATTGTATTGTGGGTGGCGATATCGTGACTGATCCCGAAACGGGACTCATCTCTCTTACAGGCACCGGAGGCGCAGTAGTTGTAAGAGATCAGTTCGGAAATGTAAGCGTGAAATCTCCACAAGACCTAACTGTGTACTCCATGCAGCCAGCAGAAGAGCTGATTAACACCAACGAGACCGTTCTCCGTCAACAGCTGATGCAGCAGGCAGATGATGATATTACCTTCGGTTCACCAGCCAATGAGGTGTATCAGCTGGAAGATGTCGTTACTCTTCAGGATGCTGACGGCAATACCATAGAGGGTGAGATTGTAGGTGTGCCAAACGCAATTGATGGTGTGTACGTGGTCGAAACGACTGATGGCAGAGCCCCGCAGTACACGGAAGAACAGCTGAACCGCATGATCGTAGTCCATAACGGGCAGGAGGTGCAGCGTGGAGCAGCTGGCATAAACGAAAAAGAAAATGAAATAAATGATCAGGAAAACGGCCAAAAATATGTTGAAAACGGGCCTCAAAATATGTATGATGAGGCTCAACAGTCTGAAACACAGCAAGATACTAATGTCCAAAACGGTGGTCAAAAAGAAAAAGAAAAAGAAAAAGAAAAAGAAAAAGAATCAGCCCTTTCCCGTATTCCCGTAGCCACCAATGCCAACGGCCAGCCCATCCTTAACAGGAAGGGTAAGCCTCAGTACCAGTGGCACAAGGCCAGTGTGGACGATGCCGCCGCAGCACTCATTGAAACCACAGGTGGCGATATGGTTATGGCACGCGACACAGCCAGCGACCTTGTAAAGAATGCTCAGGCAGGCTTGGAAAAAATTCGTAAGCAAAAGCCAAAGGGCGATGATCCTATTGAGATTGCAGAGTCTCGTATGGATATCAAACGTCAGGAACAGGAACAGCAGGCCATCATCAAGCAATGGCAGGACGTCAACCAGGCTATTCAGAAACAGATTCGTGATGAGGCTGAAGCCCGTCAGGCCGAGATAGAAGCTGCAAAGAGTGAAGAGCAGCGCAAGCGTGAGGCCGAAGAAGCCAAAAAGCAAAAAGAGGAACAGAATAAGAGAGACAGAGAACGCATCCGTGAACAGATAGAGAAGGATAGGGAGCGTCGTAACAAGGAATACCAGCCTCTGGTTGATGCACGTAAGGAGATGGAGGGCGACAACGAGGCCCTTGCCATCCTGAACGACACGGAGCCAAGGAGCCTGGAGGAACATGTATCGTCCATGATCCGTCCTCACTCCATGCTTTGGCAGGATGCCAGCGACAGCGAGACGGGCTTGCAGAGTGAGCTGGGTCTGAAGCGTGGTGACATGCAGCGTATGATGTCGCTCCTTGGCAATAAGGAGTCAGGCGCAAAGCCGTTTGGCAAGGTTATCCTCGATATCTACGAAGGACTGCCGGAGGCCATGAAGGATATGTACACGGACGAAGATGTGCGCAACACTCTCCTTAATATGTTTGGAGAGGGCAACAGCACCCGCATGATGCACCTCACGGAAGAGAACCGCATTGCTGAGGCACGCGAAACGATGCTTGAGAACCTTCGACGCGATGCCGAGGCAGAAATAGAGGCTTGGGCTGAGGCTTATCACCTGAACCCAGAAGAGCGTGAACTTTATACTTATTATACATTAACGGTTTACCCACAATCAATAAGCGAACAGGAATTAGCAAAAGAAAAAGAATACATAAATCAAATCATAGCAGATGAAGAACAGAATCAAAGAGGCCAAGGCATGGATCTCGACAATACCAGTGGAACAGCTGGCAGAGAAAGTGAAGGAGGCAAAGAACAAGTACAAGGACAAAGTTCCGCAGAAACAGCTGGAACTGATCAGGAAGAGCGACAACCTGAGCAAGGAGCAGAAACTCATGCTGGAGGGCAGGCTGTATCTGATAACAATGTACCTGGAGGAACACCCGAACCAGAGGTAAAACAGGAGAGTCCAAAACGCGCGACACTTGATAGCCCAGAGGGAGAAATCCTTGCAAAGGGTGGTACCAAGCTCTATTCCAATGGTAGCATCATATACATCGTTGGTAGTAACATTGACAAAAACAGGAACGAGCGTCGTTATACCTGTGTTCTCTATGAGAACGATGAAAACTTAAAGAACGGAATACCCGTAACAAAGTTTACCATCTACCAACAGGATATGCGTAACAACTTGGAAAATGGTACGTATTCAAAGAAACAGCCTGCAAAACAAAAGGCAGAGCAACCAAAGCAGGAGCCAAAGAAACCTGAGCCAAAACCACAGGAGCCAAAGCGACTTGTGAGTGATGACCGCATGGAGGAATTGAAAAAGAAACTCCGTAACAAGCTTGGTGGCCAGCTTAACAGCGGTGTAGATCCTGAAATTATTTCCTACGGTGTGCAGTTGGCTATTGGCTATTTGGAGCGCGGTATCACCAAGCTTGCAGACTTTACAAAGCAGATGATTCAGGAGTTTGGCGAGGCTATTCGTCCGTTTGTTGGAAGGATATTCAACCAAGCAAGGGAAGAGACCACTCCTAAGACAGCATGGTGGAGTGATCCAAACAGGCCAAAAAGTATTGACCACTGGGATTATCGTACCTATATGACAGACGAGGCTAAGGAATACTTTGCCAATTTCAAGAGTGAGGACGGTAAGACAGACTTTACCAAGTGGGCGCATCCAGATCTGGCATACCTGACTGCAGCTGCATGGGATGGTGCAAACATTCCTTATGATGTTCTTAAAAGACTTCCTGAAATAAAGGAAGCAGAGAAACGAGTCCTTAAAGCCTTGTCAAAAGGCAAACCTGTATTGACGGATGAAGAAGCACAAGGATTTGCTAATCGTCTTTTTGATGCGGAACATGGCAGTGCAGTCTATGAAAACGGGAAGCTTAAAAAAGTAAACGGTGTAGCGCAGTTTACAGGACCTGTACGTCAGGAACGCAAAGCTTTTTATGTTATTGGCCGTCCGGCTGGCGGCAAATCATCCGTTTTTGCCAACCCGCTTTCGTATGAACATGGGGCACGTATCATTGATAGTGACACAGTTAAGCCTTGGATAGAAGGATTTGACAACGGTTATGGAGCTGGTTTTGTTCAAGATGCCAGCACCCAGGCATACAGCAAAGCCTTGGAGATGGCTATTGAACGAGGCGATAACATTATTTTGCCCCGCGTTGGAGGTAAAAGTGTTGTCAATGAGGCCATGATGCTAAAAGAAAGAGGCTATAATGTGGAACTTCTTTATAACGAGGTTTCGGAAGAGACTTCAATAATGCGTGCAGTATCGAGATTTGCAGAGGAGGGAAGATTCCTTTCTTTACATTATTTAACTACAATAGAGGGCAAAGTTTGGAATATTTTTAGTAACTTTGCAGAGGAAAATATAGGAGGTTATTATGCGAAACGAGGAATTCCTGTTAACGACAGAAGAATTGGGCGGAGCACTGATGTATTGGAGGGAGTGCGAAGCAACGAAGGAGGAAACAATGCTACCCTACAGAGAGGAACAGATCGCGTTTCTGAAATGGTGTCTGACGGACGAAGCCAAGAATCATCTGGAAGCAGAGACAATTCAGGAAGCAGCGAGGATTCTGAAGGAAGAAGTGGAGAACTGATATTCTCCTATTCTGAGTGGAAAAGTAATGATGTAGCATTTGGCGAGAAGCCGGTGGAGATTTGGAACTCCGCAAGCGGACAGCCGATGCCTGTAAGCGAAGAATCAAAGTATGAAAGCAAACGAGAGGTATCAGCAGAGTCTGGAGCAGCTGGCGAAGGAACTGGGCAAGCCAGTGGATCAGCTGACAGAACTGGAGCAGAACGAGGCCCTGAATCGAATCGGGCTGAGCGTTCTGGACGTGGATATTCCGTAGGTCACAAGCGAATCGTTTCTGACAGCCGAATGGAAGAGCTGAAGAAACGACTCAAATCAAAGTTACTTGGTCAATTGAATGTTGGCGTGGATCCTGAAGTCCTCGCCATAGGTGCTGAGATGGCAGTTGGCTATCTGGAGCGTGGTGTTACCAAGTTTGCCGACTTTGCCAGGACTATGATTGATGAGGTAGGTGACTTTATGCGCCCATACCTCAAATCATTCTACAATGCCGTTCGTGATATGCCGGAGGCACAGGAGTATGCAGGCGAGATGGATGATTACCAGACCGTCAGCAGCTTTGATGTTCATAACTTTGACAAGCAGGGTACTCCTGATGCGCTTGTCAAGGCACAGCAGATTGTTGACGAGAAGAAGGTACATAAAGACGTGGCCGACATTACGGATGGCCTCGACATGAAGGAAACAACCATTAATGACATAACAGATGAAACAGACGAACAGACAGCGGCAGATACAGCAGCTATTGTCAGCGAGGCAGAAACTCTTGCAGGCGAAGCACGATCTGCTAAAAGCAGAGAAAAGCGAACAGCCACCATTGAAAAGATAGACAAACAGCTGGAAAAGATTGACGACCAGCTTGCGTTTATCGGATTCTACGACGTGGATCCTGATGCACCATTCCATGAGACCTATGGCCGCATGAAGAGTGCAGAGAAGAAAGCCGTAGCAGATGCTACCCGTGTGGCAAGGCGCATTGCAAAAGACCTTGGAATCAACGCAAAGCCGACAGCCAAGGCAAACATTGCTCCTATCGGTGGCGACATCTCCTTCCGTATTCCCATCAACGAGAACACGGACCTGTATTTCAACCTCCTGATGGAACGTGGCTATCAGTCATACCCTGACAGTCTGGAAATGGACGTTAGCTATTTCAGACTGGAGGATAAGAACAATAAGCCACAGGACAATGGGCGTTATAAGAACTATGTCAACAACTTCTTTGGTGAAATGATTTCGTATGATGATCTCCTGAACGATGTGCGTCAGGCTATCAAGCAGGCTGGTATTGAACTCAAAGAGTCGAAGCCTGCAAAGCAGGAGCCTAAGAAATCTGCCAGGAAGAGCAAACAACAGCAGGCCAACACGGAGCCGACTCTGTTTGACATGATGTTCTTTGAGGAAGAACAGCCCGACAATACACTTGGTGCCACCTCTACACCTGACAAGATTGAGGAAGAGGAAGCAAAGGTTGACACCAACCCCACCGAGGCACAGAAGGAGGCTGGCAACTATCAGAAAGGCCATATCCAGATTGACGGTTACGACATTACCATCGAGAATCCAAAGGGAAGCATCCGTCGTGGTGTTGATGCCAACGGCAACAAGTGGGAAACAACCATGCACAACACTTACGGATATATACGAGGCACAGAAGGAGTTGACGGGGATCACATCGACGTGTTCCTGTCAGATGATCCCACAAGCGGAAACGTCTTTGTCGTTGACCAGGTTAATCCGGAAACGGGCGAATTTGACGAGCATAAGGTGCTGCTTTCATTTGGATCGGAAGAGGAGGCGCGAGAAGCATACCTTTCAAACTATAGCAAAGGATGGAAGGGCTTGGGTAACATTACGGAGGTATCAAGAGAGGACTTCAAGAAATGGGTTGAGTCATCACATCGTAAGACGAAACCGTTTGCCGAATACAAGAGCGTAAATAAGGAGCAGGCCCCGAAGCGCGAGAACAACAAGCGCAATAACGTAGGTGAGCGAGGTCAGGACTATGCGCCTACTTCACCAAAGGCACGCTTTAACGCAAATGTTGAGGCCATCAGGTTGATGCGCCAGCTGAATGATGAAGGTATTGAGGCTCCGACAAAAGAACAGATGGAGGTGCTTCGCAAGTATTCAGGCTGGGGAGGTATGGGTACTTACTTCAACGATGATACGATGGCAGAAAACAAACTCTTGCGTGATCTTCTCACAGATGAAGAGTACAACGATGCTGTCATGAGCATCAACAGTGCCTACTATACCCCTGCAACGGTCATTGATACCCTATGGGACGTAGCAAAAGCTCTTGGGTTCAAGGGTGGCAATATTCTGGAAGGAAGCGCAGGTATTGGCAATATCATCGGACAGATGCCAACAGACATAAGCAGCCAAAGTAATATTGAGGCCGTAGAGATTGATACAATCTCTGGTAACATATTGAAGCTCCTTTATCCTGATGCCAATGTTCATATTGAAGGATTCCAAGATGTAAGGATTCCAAACGGAACTGTTGACCTGGCTGTTACAAACGTACCTTTTGTGACGGGACTCCATGTCATTGATAAGGTAGATAAGGACCTGAGCAGCAAGTTTACCAATATCCATGATTTCTGTATTGCGAAGAATATCCGCAAGCTTCGTGAGGGTGGTATCGGTATCTTTATCACTTCTTCAGGAACAATGGATAAGAGCACCAAGCTTCGTGAATGGATTCCTGACGAGGGACAAAGCGATGTCGTAGGTGCTTTCCGTCTGAATAATGAAACCTTTGGTGGCACCAATGTTACCAGTGATATTATTGTTGTGCGCAAGCGTGTTGGTGGTATCAAATCAGAAGAGGCTATTGATATTAGCAAAGCCAGCCCGCTTCGTGTAGGCTCTTACGAGGATAAGTATGGTGACGAGAAGCAGGTATCAATGACTGTCAACGACTATTTCAGAGACCATCCTGAGATGATGGCTGGTGAAATGGCCTTTGGCTATGAGAAGGGCGACACCTTCCGGCCTGGCAGTTACAGCCTTTACCCAGCCCAAGGTAAGAGCCAGGAGAAGATGATGCAGGACTTCGTAAACCAGATGAAAAAGGTGGGCTTGACTGCAAAGGTGTACCAAAACGTGGTACAGGCTACACCAAAAGCAGAACCTAACCAGTTGACAGCCGAGAAGGAAGGACGTATGCTTATTGATGATAAGGGCAGGCTTTGCGTGTCACGTTACGGTACAGCAGAACCTCTTGGCCTTAACGATCAGAAAGTGAAAGGTTATACCAAGCAGGAATGCTTCAAGGATTACCAAGACGTACAAAAGGCCGTTGACGATGTACTACAGCAGCAGCTCAACGACCCTGATGATGCAGCCTTGAAGCCTAAGCTTGATGCTCTAAACAAGGCGTACGACAAGTTTACCAAGCGTTATGGCACGCTGCACAAGAATACCTCTATATCTTTCCTGAGAAACGACATTGATTTTCCGTCATTCCAGGCACTGGAGAACTACAGCGAGACCAAGGATATGAAGGGTAAGGTGAAGATTGAAACAAGGAAAACCCCGCTGTTTACCCAGCGCGTATTGGGATTCAAGACAGAGCCACAGCCAAAGACCGTTAAAGATGCTGTTACTGCAAGTCTGTTCCGTACCAATACCATTGATATGGACTGGATAGCTGACAAGCTTGGTAAGAGTGTTGACGAAGTGAGGAAGGAAATTCTTGACAGCCGACTTGGTTTTGAGGATCCAAGCACAGGGCAAGTGGAAATACGCTACAAATACCTGAGTGGAAACGTGCGTGAAAAGCTTGCCATTGCAGAGGGCTATAACACAGACGGTAAGTATAGTGCCAATGTGGAAGAGCTTCGTAAGGCTGTGCCGATGGATATCCCGTCACACCTGATAGAGTTCTCACTTGGTTCTTCGTGGATTCCCATTGAGCTTTACAAGGACTACCTGAAGGAAAACTACGACCTTGGTAACGTCAAGCTGACTCATATTGAAGGATCCTGGATTCTCAACGAGGGCTACAGCTTCCGCAACGAGAAAAACCGTAGCGCAGGTGTTTATAGCGAGCAGTTCCGTGAGACTATCTACGGCCATCAGCTGGTGGCAGCAGCATTGAACAACCGTCCTATAAAGGTAGCCAAACAGGTATCGGAAGGTTATGGCGATAGCAAAACCACAAGAACAGTCGTTGACCAAGCAGCGACGTCGGCCTGTGCAGTACGCGTTGATGAAATCAAGGATGATTTTAATCAGTGGGCAAAAAAGAAGATGCAGGATAATCCGGAACTGGCCCAGAGGATTGAAAAGATCTATAATGAAAAGTTCAATGCGCTGGTACCCATGCAGATTGATGATGAGTTCCTGCCTGAACACTTTGAAGGTTCTAACGTGAACATCAGTCTGTACGACCATCAGAAGCGTGGTGTGATGCGCGGACTGACAGCCCCGACCATGCTTGCACATGAGGTTGGCACAGGTAAGAGCTTCACGCTTATCTCTACTGCAATGGAGATGCGCAGGCTTGGCACAGCCAAGAAACCTATGATAGTGGTGCAGAATGCAACAGTGGCACAGATAACTGCCGACACAAAGCTTCTCTATCCTAATGCCAAAGTTCTTTCGTTGACGGAGAGAGACCGTGATGCAGAGGGTAGGCGTGCTTTCTATGCTAAGATCAAGTACAACGACTGGGACGTGATTATCGTTCCACAAAGCACTTTTGAACGCATACCAGACTCTCCTGAGCGTGAGCTTCAGTTTATCCAGGAAAAGATTGACGAGAAGAAGCACGTCATTGAAGCAGCAGAGGCCGCAGGCGCAGACAGCCGCCAGATGCAGCAGATGAAGAAAGAGCTGGAAAAGCTGGAACAGGAATATGGCGACACTTTCCTTGACAAGAATCCTGCCAACAGCACAAAGAAAAAGAAGAAGGATGCCAAGAAAGAGGCCGCAAGTCTTGACAAGGCTGAGACCAAGGCAAAGGAAATGCTTGACAGAGCCGTTGACGATGTGCAGTACTTCGACGACTTAGGCGTTGATGCCCTTCTCATTGATGAGGCGCATGAATACAAACACCTCGGATTCCAGACTTCCATCGGACGTGGTATCAAAGGTATTGATCCCAGCTACAGCAAGAAATGTGCTGGACTCTACAACAAGACTCGCGCAGTCTATGAGAAAGCAGGCTGGAAGAATGTAGTCTTTGCCACAGGTACGCCAATCAGCAATACAGCTGCAGAGATATGGACGTTCATGAAATACCTGATGCAGCCCGACGTGATGCGCCAGAACGATATTTATTACTTTGATGATTTTGTACACAACTTCGGTGCCATCTCTCAGATGCTGGAGTTTGCCACAAGCGGAAAGTTTAAGGAGAATACCCGTTTTACAGCTTACGTGAACAAGCCAGAGCTTATCCGTATCTGGAGCCAGGTTGCCGACACTGTGCTGACAAAGGAGGTGGGCGAGGTAAAATCAAAGGTTCCCAAGAAAGAAGGAGATAAGGATCAGGACGTGTTCCTGCCACAGTCGCCCAGCCTTGTCAGCATCATGTCAGCAGTACGTGCAGAACTGGAGCGCTTTGAGAAAATGACAGGTAAGGAGAAGAAGGAGAACAGCAGTATTCCTCTTACCATGTATGGTATCGCAAAGCGTGCAGCCATCGACCCGCGTCTGGTTAATCCTGATGCGCCCGACGAGCCTCTGAGCAAGACCAATGCAGCCGTTAAGGAGATCGTGAAGGACCTAAAGGCCACACAGAGCTATAAAGGAACGGTTGCCGTATTCTGTGACAACCAGAACCGCAAGGGTGCGGACGGATCCGTTGAGTTTAACATCTACGATGATATGCGTGAGAAGCTGATCGCCCAGGGAGTACCGGCAGAGCAGATTGCCATCATCAGGAGCGGTATGTCAATCACAGCCAAGCAGAAAGTGTTCGATGCCGTCAACAGCGGAGCCATCCGTGTCGTGCTGGGATCGACGCAGACACTCGGTACTGGTGTGAACATGCAGGAGCGTCTGCACCTGCTGATCCACATGGATGCACCAGACCGTCCCATGGACTACACACAGAGAAATGGACGTATCGAACGACAGGGCAACCTGCATAAAGAATGGGGTAAGACTATCCGCATCCTCCGCTTTGGAGTGGAAGATTCCCTGGACGTGACGGCTTACCAGCGTCTGAAGACCAAGAGCGGATTCATCGACTCCATCATGGACGGCAAGAGCGCCCTGGCAAACAACCAGGTGGATAGAACCGTCGAGGAGGAAGAGGAAGGACTGTTTGACAATCCCGTAGCCGTCCTTTCCGGATCTCAGTATGCACTGAAGAAGAATCAGGCAGAGCGCGAGCTGAGGAAGTACCAGGGAAAGAAAGCCCAGTGGGAGGCAGACCAGGTGTATATCACAAACGCACTGCGCCATGACAAAAGTGTAGTGTCAGCCGCGGAGTCAGATATCAAGGAAGAGGAAAAGAGGCTGGAGCATATCAGAAGCATGTTCCCGGACAAAAAGGTAAAGTCCATTACTGTAGAAGGTGAAAAGGTTGATATGGGACAGGATGATGCTTACGGGAAGATTTCAACTCTTATCAAGGAGAATATCAACGACCCGGTGAATGCCATCGTCAAGCGTAACCGTGAAAACCCCATCTATAATGACGAGGAACTGAACTTCACCATAGAGCTTGACGGCCATCCGGTGAATTTCAAGGTGGCAGTCGTGCGCGGTACCGAGATGGAAGGCGTAAAGGTGCGCACCGTCATTCATAAATACACCACTTACAGCAGCCCTGACTTGCAAATTGAGGATCTGAACCATGTTTCAAAGAGTGTACGCGACCATCTGGACGAGATTCTGGAATTTGATATCACAGGCCAGGACTCACAGGACCGAATCGACGCCATGCGCGCCAAGATAGAGCGCATCAACCGTGAGGACGAGCAGATGCGAAAGCGCGAGGGACAGCCGTTCCAATACGAAAAGGAACTGGAACAGGCCAAAAAGAACGTGGAGGAATACACGGAGCTGATGAAGAAGGAGATGCAGGAGAAAGAAGCCAAGTATGCCCAGCAGCAGAAAGAGGCTGAAACCAGCGGCGAAACATTTAATCTCAGCAATGCGGAGGAAAACAACAGTGAAGATGAAGAGCTGTACAGGCTGGAAGAGGAAGAAGAGCCTATACTGCGTGAAGTTGAACGGTTTGAAGACGGTGACCTGTTCCCCATCCACAAGTCTGTCAACCACAGCAGCTTCAATGTACTTGGTACAAGCAATACCTTTAGCGTGGATCTGCTGCCTGACAATTTCTCTTCCCAACTGGCTTTGCTCGATGCCGTCAGGAACCAGTACCCGGAATACTTTGCCACAATCAGCGGAGATAGCATAGAGATGCAGACATGGAACAGTGTGATATCTTCTGCCCAATCTGCAAATACAGCCAGACAGTTTAGATCCAAAGGTACGGAATCGTATATTGAGCGTAAGACCCGCAACGCCATCAATGCCGTGGAATACCAGGCAGACAAGATGGGCCTTGACGTGGAGATACTGACTACCACAGAAGGCCTTGAAGGTAGAAAGGCACGCGCAAAGGGATCATTCAACCAAAAGACTGGCAAGATCACCATCATACTACCTAACCACAAGACACAGAGCGACGTGATTAACACTCTGCTGCATGAAGGCGTAGCCCACTTCGGACTGCGTAAGATGTTTGGTGAGCATTTTGATACTTTCCTTGATAACATCTATAACAATGCAGATCCGGAGATCCAGAAGCGTATCGATGCAGCTGCCCAGCGTAACGGATGGAGCCGACATGTGGCCACAGAGGAATACCTTGCAAGGCTTGCAGAACGTACGGACTTTGAGAATGCAAAGCAAAGCGGATGGTGGCAGAAAATCAAGGACTTCTTTGTCAGGATGCTGGCAGAGGCAGGAATACGCCTGACTTCACCGCTGACCGACAACGAACTGCGCTATATCCTTTGGCGCAGCTACGATAATCTGTTGCATCCCAATGACCGCAGGAACATCTTTGACAAGGCGCGCGAAGTACAGATGCAGAGCAGACTAAAGGTTGGCGACTATGCAGAAAGCGCAAACAGTCCAGCGGCAAAAGCAATGCCTGTAGCTGCAGAGCCACAAGAAATGTTAAATAGCAACCTTAGCGATATTCCTTCTGAGGAATTATTGCTAACTTTGCAAACAAAAGATGGAGAAGAAAGAAATGAAGCAATTGACGAACTTGCAAAGCGTGTCGGATCAGGAGAAACAAGAATTGTTCGCCTGGGCGAAGAAATGGAACGTGGACGAAGAACACTTTGCCACCGTGTTGGAAGCGTACTTGGAGCACAGTTCCTTGTCTCATCTGAAAGCGCAGATGGAACGTTGGGAGCAGGTATGCACCAAGGAACCCTGGAGGCTAAAGGACAAGCGGCAAAGAAAGAACTTCAAGTAAAGAATGATATTCTTTCGTGGGCCAAGAGAAACGGATACTACTTTGACGAAAAGGAAGTAGAGAAGGATTCTCTTGACGGAAAGATGTTCAGAAGTGGTGCAGAAAGTAACGTCTATCGCTCAAAGGATGGTAAAAAGGTCATCAAGTTTATTATAGTAACAGACTATTATCGTCATGCGCTCTTAAAACGCATGGATGATCTTGCACTACAGAATGCCCTGTTGTCAGATCCTGTTGATGTAATAGGTTTTTCTGAGAATAAGTATGGTGGACTTACAGCCGTGATCTCACAGGACTATATTGAAGGTAAAACCGTTTTGGAAAATGAGAACGGAAATATCGATAAATCCAATGAGCACATTGATGTCTATCTGTCAAATACATTAAAGCTTAGGCCTTGGGAAGATGAGTGGGGAGAGTTTGAAGGAACTTTCACCCGTAATGGTATCCTGTATAAGGATATTCACGGTGGAAACGTCATCATAGACAAGGACGGCAACCATCACATCATAGACTGTCAAGTAGAATATAAAAAAGACAGATTCCCAGGTGAGCGTATGGAAGGCTTTACTGTTGAGGATAATGAGCAGGAACTATTTTCTATCCGAACCAAGGAGCCTCCCCAAAAGACGGGCAAGGGCTATAAGGTGTTCGTGCTGAAGAACGGTCAGCTCTACCCGCCAATGGTGGCAAACCCGAATGGAGAGGGAACACCTGTTGGTGTATGGCTGGATGCAGATGCAGCACCTGTAGCAGGAACCAGTAAGACAGGCAGACCGCAGGTTAAGGCTGGCGGCAAGGGTACGCAAGGTGGAAGCGGCCAGCTTGCCTATCGTCCTGGCTGGCATTTAGGCGAGATTCCTTATGCACTACAGTTCAACCGTAAGGATGAGAATGGAGAGCGCACCTTGTTCCCCAATAACTTTGTATGGGCAGAAGTGGAGTATGCCGACGATGTGGACTACCAGAAGGAAGCACATGACGAGGGAATGAATGCTAACGGTAAATACCAGCACTCTTTGGCAGGCCTGAAGCGTGTGCCTACAGATGGCAGCTATAAGTATCGCACAAATCCTGATCCCAACACTGACGAGTGGGTTATAACCGGAGCCATGCGAGTCAATAGAATTTTGAGTCGTAAAGAGGTGGACGATCTTGTGCGCAAGGCAGGCCGTGAGCCGCAGAAGGTACAAGACGGTGACGTGTTGGACCAGGAGAGCGTTGACGCACTCAATGACCAGATCAAGGCCATGAAGGAAGCCGACGAGATGGGACTTCTGTACCGTGACGATGATGACTGGGGCGACAGTGATGTTGTAGTGCCTGACTTTGGAGATACTGCCAGGACTATTTATGAAGAGGCAGCAGCCAGCGACGCGCTGAAGTTCCAGGAGGCCTGGCAGGATAAGATGGCTGGCCTGAAGATCTTGCAAAATGCCATTGAGAAAGAGACGGGCAACAAGGCTACAGGAGCAGAAGATGCCTATCTCTATGAGAACCGTATGCACGGAAAGGCCAAGAACCAGAGCGAGAACTTTGACCGCAGATACTATCAGCCTATCCTGAAAGCAGCCGACAGGATGATGAAGGCAAATGGATGGACGGATATCAGAGAGCTGACTAACTATATGGTAGCCAAGCACGGACTGGAACGTAACATCTTCTATGCTTTTAAGGAAGCTGTAACTGGCGATGTGCGCGACACTATCAATAAGGAACAGAAGAAACTCTCCAAGCGTTATGAGCGCGGAGAGATTGATGCACTGACCTATAAGAAGGAGCAGAAGAAACTGGAGGATCGTATGATTACTGATGTGGCCAACAGGATTATAGAGGTACACAACAACCAACGACACCTCGACAACAAGGCCGACTATGAGGCAGGACGCAAGACCTACTCGCAGTATATTGCCGAAGAAGAGGATATCCGCAGGGACTATGCACCAGACTTTGACGAGCATTATAAGGACTATTCTGGATTGACAGAGCTGACAGGATCTGAGGATTCCTACAGGGATGAGGCACTTGCAATGGTCGATGATGCGGAGCAGGATGCCCAGGCTGAGGCCGACGACCTCTGGGATGCCGTTAATGCAGCCACCAAGGAGACACTGCGTTTTGCCTACGAAAGCGGTACGATGTCACGCAGTATATATGATAATGTACGCGCAATGTTCGACTACTATATCCCGCTTCGCGGATGGGCTGAGGACAATGCCAACGACTTCTATGATTACATGAGTGAGCGCAATGTATTCTCCAATGCCATCAAGAAAGCTTACGGACGTAAAAGTCTGGCTGAGAATTCTATTGCGTACATCGGAAATATGGCAGTCAGCACACTACTTGCAGGACACCGTAACCAGATGAAGCAACGTTTCCTGAACTACGTGATGAACAATCCCACAAGCCTTGTGAGTGTGAGCGAGAAGTGGTGGGAGAACAAAGGTACGGAGACTGCGCCGTACTGGGTGGAAGTGGCTCCTGAGATTCCTGCCAACGCTACAGCCGACGAGATCGCCGACATCGTGGAGGCTTTCAACAAGGAGATGAACGAGAAAGCGGAACAAGGTAAGGCCACAACCAGACGCGGAAGCCTCAGTATCAAGTATCATGCCACCGGTGCCGAGAAGAATGAGCACATGGTGGAGGTGCAGCGTGCAGGTAAGACCTACCAGCTCTATGTCAATGGCAATCCCAAGGCAGCCCAGGCACTGAACGGTATCAACGAGAAGGCCGTCAGCCGTATCTCACAGACTGACTTCGGACAGATGGTAGAGAAGATTAACCGCAGCATGGCAGCTTTCTTCACATCAAAGAATCCGGCATTCGTATTATCAAACCTAAGCCGAGACCTGACAATGGCAGGAGCCAGCGTAGCCGTGAAGGAAGATGCAGCATATAATGCCCAGTTCATCAAAAACGTCTGGAAAGTGCTTCGTCCGAGAGCAGGTAGAGCCGGCAAGTACGGATTGGCCAAGCTTGCAACAGCAGGCTTGTATGGAAAGAATACGATAGCTATTACAGGACTGTTACCGTCGCTGATGCGTAAGTACCTTGATGGCGACCTCAATCTGAACGATGAGACTGAAAGACTCTTCGGTGAGTTTATGGACGAAGGAGGCGAGACAGGCTTTGTGAATATGCTCAGTGTTGATTCTTTCAAGGAGAAGATGCAGAAGGAGATTGGCCAGATGAACGGCATTACGTTCAATATTGCAAAGGCACGCAAGGGAACAAAAGAGACTCCTATCGGAAAGGGACTCAGACTGATGGGTGATATCTTTGAGTTCTATAACAGGTGTGCCGAAGATGCAACGCGATTCATTGTCTATATGACAAGCCGACAGATGGGTAAGAGTCTGGAGGATTCCATTGCTGATGCGAAGGACGTAACCCTGAACTTCAACCGAAAGGGTACTGGTGCAAAGTGGAACGCAGTGGTGCGCGATCTCTTCATCTTCGTGAATCCTGCTGTACAGGCACTGGCGAACATGTTCAAGATGGCCTACAAGCACCCGCTGAAGCTGACGGCAGTAACAGCCGCCTTTGTCGCTGGAGGTGCCATGATGCCGATTATCAACCAGTGGCTGCTGAACCTCTTTGGTGACGATGATGACAAGGATGCCTACTGGAACCTGCCGCCCTGGGTACGCAAGAACAACCTCGTTATGTGGATCCCTGGCACCAAGAACTTCATCACCATTCCGCTGGCGCAGGAGTTCCGTGTGTTCTACGGACTTGGTGAGATGGCTTCAAGCCTGACCTACGACCATCCCGTACATGAGTGGCCGATGGAAATACTCTCCAGCTTTATGGACCTTGTACCCATCAACCCGACGGGTAACGGTGGCAACCTCATAACAGACCTCACGCCTACAATGTTCCAGCCCATGTCGCAGCTCGCTTTCAACACCGACTTCACGGGCAAGCCTATCTGGAGGGAGAACCAGGGCAACAAGTATGCACCGATGTACACCAAGGCTTACGTCACCACTCCTGAATGGATGGTGAGGCTCTCCGAGGCCATGAACGACCTGACGGGAGGCAACGAGGGCAAGAAGGGTTGGATGGAGGAATACCTTTACGGAGGCGACTACATCAACAATCCCGCTGTATGGAACCACCTGATGCAGGGTTATTTCGGTGGCATGTACAATACCATTGCCAAGACCTTCGACGTGGGCGTGACAGCCGCAAAGGGAGAGCTTCCCAAGGTGTACCAGACTCCTGTACTGAACAGATTCCTGAACCGTCCCGTAGAGCGTGACAATGCCGGGGTGCTGGGCGAAGAATATTACCAGCTTACAGAGGAACGTGACCGTCTGAAATATGAGCTTCGCACCTGGCAGAAGAAAGCCGCAGATGGCGACGGGGATGCACAGGCACACATCGACGAGATTATGCAGAGCGACGACTACCAGCGCATGTTGGTGATCGACCACTACGACAAGATCCTGAAGGATCTGAAAGCAGGTGAGCGTGCAGCCACTCAGGACATTGACAAGGCAGACATCAAGGAGAGCATCACGATGTACAAGGCTGAGATGATGGAGGAGCTGGCAGATATCGACGGTGGCGCAGATCCGCTGGAGGCCGCAAAGAGGAAGTATGATGAGGCCAATACCTTCGCGGAGCGAAACCGCCTCCGTATGCGTATAGAGAAGCTGATGCAGCGCGAGGCTGGTGCCGACAACGGGCGCAAGCGTAGCGACGAGGTGACGAAAGCCCTCTCCTACCGTGAAGATGAGGAGCGCGAGAGCCGACAGGCCAACGAGGCCTATCTGGAGCTTGCTACTGCTGAGGCCATCGAAGCCGATGCACGCATCCGTATTGCCAAACAGAAGATCAAACAGCATACAGACGAGTATAAGCGACTGGTTGCAAGTGGGGCAGGGGATAAGGCTAATGACTACAGGAAGAAATACCAGAAGTATTTCGTGGCCGACGGTATCATCCAGAGTCAAAGCCGTAATATGTCGTCAAACAAGAAACTGCTTGGTAAAGGACATGACGCGGCTATCATGAAGCTGATAGATTCCAACCGACAACGGATGCTGAAAGCAATTTCGGAACTTGAATAAAAATCAGAAGCGGCTCTCTTCACAGGGGGCCGCTTCTTGTTACCAATAATTAAAACCTAAAACTAAATATTACTTAAACAATCTATGAATAACTAAAACCAAAATCTACCTGCCGCTGCAGAAGCGATATATCATATATATTAACCGTTATAAAGTCTTGCGGAAACGCCTTACCAGCCAGACGATGATGAACACCACCAGCAGGGCGGTGGCTCCCATCGTGAGCTTGCCGTAGTCGATGCAGACCTGCTGCCAGCGGGTGAGGGGCTTCTCTACGGGGTAGGGCACCTGAACGTCTTTTGTCTTAAAGACGGTATCTGTTTTTGACTCCGACTTGTTGCTTATCTGCTTTTCAAGTTCCTTCTGGAGTATCAGAATGGCCCGCTCGTTCTGCTTCAGCTGCAATCCCAGCTTTGCTATGGTGGCACTGTCGGCCTCCCTGATGATAGTTTCTTTGTCTCTGAATAAAGTATCTGTTTCCTTTACCGTGTCCGTGCTGTGCAAATACTCTGTGCGGACTGTTTCGACAGGCATATATTTGATGGTCTCGCAGCCTGAAAGGAATGCGCACAGTATGCTGAGTATCACCAATGCCAGGAAGCTGTACCAGCAGGCCCTGAGCTGCCCGGCACTATTGTTTAGTTTGCGTTCGTAGTAGTCCATAAGCTAACCTATCTTATTGATGTCTATGTATTCGTCCATCGCGTCGAAGCAGGGGCAGTCCTTGATTCTCTCCCAGGGATCAATGACTCCGTTGTCGTTGAGGTCGGGGCTGATGTCACGGTGGCCCATAATCATTGCATCCCTGTACCTCAGCTTTATCTTGACGAGCAGATCAAACAATGCAAGTTTCTGGTCTGCCGTACGGTTGTCGATTGAGACGAGTTTCGTACTGTCGGTGTGCAGTCCGTCGTCTTCCCAGTACTCATAGTGCTTAATACCTCCCACCCATGCGACATGGACAGACTTGGAGTTGTAGCCCTTCACGCCATTGGCGATGTAACGCTCTGCCAACAAGCTTACTACCTTTCCGTCGGGAAACACCACCCAGTGGTAGCCAGGGTTTTCCCAGCCCTTCCTCCGGAATTCCTCTTTCAGGGATTCTACGGTGGTGGATTCCTGCCAGCTGGCTGTGCAGTGTACGAAGATGCGGGTGATGGTTCTCATAGGCTTAGTTGTCGTCTTTGTCGAGGATGGTCCTTGCTTCTTCAAGGCTTACGTCGAAGTGGCGTTCTGTCTTGTCGATAAGTATCTTTGCCATCCATTTCCAGATGCGGTTGTGCTTGTCGGTGTCCTCGCGGCATGAAGCCTTGTTCTCTGCAATCGACAGGGCCTGTTCGGCACAGACCACTCCGGCAGCGATATAGCTCAGTGGCACATAGACATCAACGAAGATCCACCTTTGTACGCAGTAGGCCAGTATGATGATAACGAACCGCTCTATCAGCGTGGGTATGACCTGCTTGAACTTGTAGCTTACGAACTTGGCCTGATGGCGTGTGGTCTTTGATGGGTATTTACGGTGTACGCGCTTGTCCAGCTCATACGCGCTCCAGGCATCGTAGAGCACAAACAGGGTTGCGATAATGATCAGCGGAAAGGCGGGGCGAAACTCGCCAACAACCCAGCCGAAAAGTCCACCAGCCGCCATCACTATGTATTCAACATATCTTTCCATCGTATATTTTATTGTTTCGCCACAAAGTTACGACGTAACGGGCTACGGTTTTTCACAAAATTTCTGTATGTAAGAATGACTATCAGTACTTTTATTGATATTTAACAATTCGACGTTATAAGATGTGCTATCTTTGCAGGAGAAGAATAATTAAAAATAATGATTATGGCTCCAGTACCAACCCTTATGGAACAGGAACACAGAATAACATACAAGGCAGGAATCACCCGCAATCCGAGTGACTTCCTCTGCCAGGACGGAGAGTTGGCCGAGTGCATCAACCTGGCCACCGACAGCGAGGAGCTGAAGACGATGGTGCAGCCAGAGGACATGATGGCTATAGACATACTATCGTCGGGCGCCAACGTTGACCAGCGCCTTCTCTACGTGCACCGCCAGAACGAGAACGCGCGGTACGTCATCGGCAAGAACACCAACGCCGCCACGGGCACGACGTGGAAGATCAGCTGGAAGACCGCGGACGGCGTGGTGACACCGCTCCTGAAAAACAGGCAGGACCTGAACAGCCAGCTGGAGGTGACGCAGGCAGGGCTGCAGATCACGTCGGTAGGCAGGACGCTCATCATCACCGACACGGACGGCATGAACTACTTCAAGTGGGAGGCAGACCACTACACGTATATAAAGTATCCGCTTCCTGACCTGGAATTCGAGGCAAGGCTGGTGAGCGCGACGGACGGGACCGCCGGCAACGTAGTGCGCAACAGCCAGAATCCGGACGGCGTCATTGAGTACGAGCCGGATCAGACAATGGATCCGACAGACACAGGGTACTTGTATATCAAGGAGGGGCAGCAGGAGGAGTACAACAACCTCGTCGTGGGCCTCTACGCCAAGAACCTCAAGCAGATAGCCCAGGACAAGCGCTTTGCCGAGCCGTTCCTGGTGAGGGCGGCACTGGAGATGTACGACGGCTCGTACAACTATATCACCAACCCGATACTCCTGTACCCCGCGATAACCAACAACTCCAGGCTGTACCTGGAATCCGAGGCGGACGAGCCGAAGGAGGCCATCCTCGTCACACAGTCGCTGCGTCTCTTCGTGAAGCAGTCCAGGTCGTTCAGCGACTATGAGGACCTCGTCAAGGACGTGGTGGTGTTCGCCTCCAAGGGCGTGCCCATCTACAAGACCTCGTGCGACCAGCGCTTCTCCGAAAGCCAGGACACGACGATAGGGGAGTGCGTCAGCAGCTATCTGCTTTCCCCGAGCATACGGAGGACCATAACCTTCGTACCGTCGCCCAGCCGTGCAGACCGTCACATCAACACGGGCACCCTGAGATGCCTGACTAAGCGGGATGCCGCCGACATCAAGAGCGACCTGGAGAGCACCTCCGTATTCTACAAGATCGCGAGCCTCGGCCTGAAGAGCACTGACGGGTATATAGACATCGCGACGAAGACCACCTCCGACACGATGGAGAACCTGACGACGCAGGACCGTCTGGATGCGGACGACTTCTACAGCCGCAACCGCCTGCTGCCCAGGTTCTCCTATTCCTACAACCAGAGGCTGAACATCTCCAACGTCAGGAGAGGATTCTTCGAGGGCTTCGACTTCTTCATGCCTTTCGACGACAGCGCCAACAGCTACAACTATTACTTCTATGTGACAGTCAGGACGGATGACGGCACGGAGATAACGGTCTGTCACACGAAGAACACAAGCCAGAAGCAGGGCATCTGGTTCTTCTATCCCGACCCGAGGGCTTCGCACGTGAAGATCTTCAAGCTCGTCGAGAGCGCGTATTACAAGATCCTCGACGAGGAACTGAAGGAGCATTCCTTCCTCCACGGCGCCTACTACTTCGCAGGCTTCGACAACCTGACTGAAGAGCCGCAGGGAAGCGTCGTCTCCTCACTGCCGTCATACGACAACGGAGCCATGGAGAGCCTTCTCAACTACCTGCTGCAGTCGGAGGTGAGCAATCCCTACCTGTTCCTTGCCACTGGCTACCACAGGGTGGGCGTGGGACGGATCCTCGGAATGAGCGCGATCACGATGGCGCTGTCGCAGGACCAGTTCGGGCATACCGACCTGGTCGTGTTCAGCGACAGGGGCATCTGGGGCATGATGGTTGACGGCACGGGACTTTACCAGAGCATCCACCCGTTCACCCGTGACGTGTGCATCAACCCGGGCAGCATCATACAGACGGACTACGCCATCTTCTTCGTCTCGAAGAAGGGGCTGATGGCACTCACCGACGAGGGCGTGAGGTGCGTCTCGGAGAGGATGAACGGCCTGGCCTTCGACACCTCATCGCTGATATCCTTCTCCTCGGACGATCCCGACCATCCGACGCCAGACCCCGCCGATGACTGGAAGGCCGCCATCAAGGCGTGCCAGACCTCGCGCAGCTTCCTCGACTATATCCGCGACGGGGCCTGCTTCATGGCCTACGACTACATAGACTCGCGCATATACATCGTCAATCCGGCCTACGGCTTCGCGTTCGTCTATTGCACCGCCGACGGCACCATCTCCAAGGCCATACTCCCGACGAGGATGACCAATGCCGTGAACGACTACCCTGACTACCTGCTGCAGGGCGTGGTGATGGAGGAGGTGCAGTCCGTTGAGGTGCCCGTGCAGCATGTGTATTCCTTCTACGGCAAACAGCGCGAGGAGGAGGTGGCAGACCGACAGCTGGGATTCCTGCTGACAAGGCCGATGAAGCTGGCAGGGCCTGTGAGCAAGACTTCGCTTCGCCAGCTGATGAACGTGGGTATGTGGAACAAGGCCGGAGGCAGTGCGGTAAAAACGGAGATCTATCTTTCGGACGATCTGCAGACATGGTACCCTGACATATCGCGCTTCGGGGCAGCAGCCAAGTACTATCGTCTGGCCCTGTATGTGAAGATGCTGCCTACGGAAAGGCTTAGCGGCACGATACTGACCGAACAGCCGAGAAGGACGAACAACTTTAGATAGAATTGAAGATTGAAGGACTGAAACATTAAACATTAAGAATGGAGGCAATGAGAGAGAGGTCGATTTGCAGGCAAGAAATGGCGAGAGACCTGATGAGGGTGTATCGCGAGGTGGTGGAGAACCAGCCGATAGGAACCACACAGACCGAGGTTTACAAGATGGTGGTGAAACACCAGGCACCGAGATTCTATATTGATCCCAGGCGGGCACACCAGCGTATCAATATGATGATGAGGGGCGACATGAGCGGGGTGGAGAACCTATGCCCGCTGAAGCAGCAGATGTACCGTGACCTCTACGAGGTGGTGATGAGGCTGTACCAGCGGAAGGGATTCTGGCGAAAGTCGGTGTACTACGTGCTGAAGGAGGCCGTGCTGGAGCCAGCACCGAGATTCTACATCGACTGGAAGCGCATGGAACAGATATGGCGCGAAAAGACCATCGAGTCGCGCCAGGCTAAATACAAACGGTTGGGGAGGAGCTATGAAAAGAGAATTGATTGAGAAATGCGTGGTAACGGCTGTGCTGGTGGCTGTCTTTGTGTTTGCCCCGGCAGTCGGCTATACGAATGGCGACATAGAGAGGCCGCATTTACATATTGCCTATATGTTCTGCCATGCCAACATCTGGCACCTGGCGGGTAACCTCTTCGTGCTGTGGATCCTGCGTGGCAAACTTCATCTGGCAGCGTCGATGATGATAGCCTACGTGTTCAGCCTCCTTCCGTCGTGGAGCCTCTGGGGAGAGGTGGGTGTGACAATGGGCTTTTCTGGCGTGCTCTTTGCCATCTGCGGCATCAAGTGGGGCATCTATTGTTACTACGCCTCATCAATGGGCAGGATCTTCGGACGTACAGCCCTCCGTGAGTTTGCGATAAAAGCCCTGCCCTTCGCACTTATCGGCATCGTGATTCCCCATCTTAACTGGTGCATCCACCTTTATTGTATGCTCGCAGGTTTCGTCTATGGCAGATGCAGGAGATAAGGCGACGCTGGAGCAGGTAAGGACCGACGCAAAGGTTTACGACAGGCTGGTACTGGAGAACATCAGGCGCAACCGTGAGATCTTCGAGGGTTTTAATCCTGTGACGGGGCGCGGTGCTCCCGGTCCCCGCGTGAAGGTGGTACTGCCCGATGCGCCTATCCGTGTGCAGCACATGCCAGAGCGGGTGGCCAAGAAGAACTTCATCGTCAAGAAGATCATCAAGCACGGCTCCATCCGAAAGTATATCGAGGAAGAGCTTGGTGAGGATTTTAGTCAGGAGCGTTATGAGGACGTGGTATATGCCATGTACAGGGCGAGAGCGGAAGAGGATCCTGCTTTCGCCTTTGCCATGATATACAAGATAGTGGATAAGGAAGAGGGTACGGTGATTCCCTTCTTCCTGAACTATCCCCAGCGCAAGCTTCTGGAGAAACAGGAGGAGATGAGGCTTGCACGCAAACCCATCCGCATCGTGATGCCAAAAGCGCGGCAGTTCGGAGGAAGCACCGAGACACAGCTTTACATGAAGTGGATGCAGGACTTCCGTCACAAGCGATGGAACTCTGCCATCATGGCCCACCAGACAGCCGCATCTATCCGTATCAGGGCGATGTACGACCTTGCGCTGGAGCACCAGCCAGGCTGGACGGTGGAGTATAAGGGCAGGCACCTGAAGAGCGCACCATTCAAGGGCAGTACGGCAGACTTTATCGTTAAGACCAATGCCGACGAGCAGGTACGCGACAGTGTGACCACCGTGGCCAGCTATGAAAACTACGACGCCAGCCGTTCGGCCAACCTGAAGATGGCGCACCTGTCAGAGGTGGCCTACTGGAAAGAGACGGAGCAGAAGAAGCCAGAGGGCGTGCTTTCCTCGCTCAACGGAACCATCGGCAACCGACGCGACACCATTATCGTGATGGAATCGTCGGGGCGCGTGGTGGGCGACTTCTTCTATAATATGTATCAGGAGGCCAAGGATCCCAACATACCGAGCGCGTGGGAGCCGCTGTTTATCCCCTTCTTCTTCATTGAGCTGTACCGCGAAGAGCTGGATAACCGCTGGGAGAGCATCTTCACCAATAAGACACCTTGGCTGAAGGTGGAGCAGACGGACGGATACATCGACAAGGCCACCGAGTTTGCGCAGTGGCTCTATGACAACAAGGATAACCCGAATTGTCCTGAAGGGTATCGCGAGACTGGTAAGTTCTTCTGGCAGCTCTGGCAGAAAGGTGCAAGTTTTGAGGCCATCAACTGGTACAGGAACAAGCGCAACGAGTTCCGCACGCACTCCTATTTCGCTACGGAGTTCCCGGGCGACGATGTGGAGTGCTTCATGGCTGCTGGAAACCTGATCTTCAACAAGTACAGCGTGGATGCCATGAAGGAGAAGATGAAACGCCCGCCGATATTCGTTGGCAATATCATCGGTGAAGAAGAGAAGGGCTTTGAAGTTATCCGCACGGCACGGCTGACAGAGGACATCTACGACGGACAGATACTGCGTATATGGCAACACCCTGACGGATTGAAGGTGAATGACCGCTACGTGGTGTCAGTGGATATTGGAGGACGCTCACAGAAGAGCGACTTTACCGTTATGACCGTGATTGACCGTTTCCCGCTGATGTTCGGAGAGAAGCCCAAGGTGGTGGCACGCTGGCGGGGACATATCCGACATGACCTGCTGGCATGGAAGGCCGCACAGCTGGCCCACTACTACAATGACGCGCTGTTGGTGATAGAGAAGAACACGGCAGACACCAAGAAAGCCCGACTGGAGGAAGAGGGCGACCACTCAGGAACCATCATCGACGAGATTGCCGACTACTACGACAACCTGTATATCGGCAGGACGGAGGTGGATAAGGTGAAGCAGACCATTACCAACATCTACGGATTCCATACCAACGTACAGACAAAGGAACAGGTGATCGACAATTATATCAGCTACATCGAGGATGAGCTTTACGAAGAGCCAGACGAACAGGCTTACGTAGAGCTGCTGATCTACGAGCGCAAGGAGGACGGTACGATGGGAAACGTGGACGGAAAGAACAATCACGATGATATTGTGATGTCAACGGGCATCGGCCTATGGGTAAGTCAGAAGATGCCACTACCCACATGGATGGTGGCAGAATCTTCGGTTGGTAATTATGTAACTGCTGTGTCCGAGGCTTCGCTATAGATCATCGGCCTCATCATCCCACTTATGACTAAGGGCCATAAGCTGCTCAAACTGGTCGGAGTTAAGCGTGGCATCGACCTCTACAGGCTTCGGTACGACCATCTTCGACATCTCATGACGGACGTTCATAAAGAACTTGCGATCTTCGGCATTCTTTTCAGACTGTTTGGCATAGTACATAAAAGCTTTGCGAAACTCTTCCTGAGTATCGCCAAGTAAGCCTTTGATAAATTCCTTCTCATCCTTGCCTACCTTGTTCTGACTGCCAGGCGGTCTGCCTACCTTGTTTCTCGCCATAGATCATCCGAATGGTGTTCCAGTTATATCAATGGGGCCATAACGGTCACTGATGATGCTCTGTACCTCATTGAGCGCGTCTTGTGCGGACAAAGCGCATTGTTGCACGTAAGAGTCCGACGGAGTCAGGATGGGTGTCAGGAGTTCTGCCTCCGCGAACCTTACGATATGGTTGTGCGCTGCATCGCGCAGGCCATCTATATTATGAGGTGGCCAGTTGTGCGGCAATGCCAGATAGATGCTCTTCTCTTCCCAGCCCTTGGTGTGGTTGGTGCTGATGCGGTGGACGAACGGAGAGGGTAACAGCAGATAGGCCCCGCACTCGCGCACCACCTTGTTCACGGCACGGTCAATCACGCGGCAGGCCTCATACATACGTCGCTCATCGGTGGCGATGGGAGTTCCTTCCAGATGGCGCGACTTCTCGACGTTCAGCGTGTCGGCATCAATATCGTGTATGATCTCATCTTTCAGGATGATGATCTCTACGAACTGTTTCCCCTGACGGAGCCTTTTGCAGACCTCATCGGGAAACGGACGGTTATGGTGTATTTCGTGCGGATACATATATTTAATTGAAAATTGAATATTGAAGATTGAAAGCCAGACTTTATTTGACGATGCGGACGGCAAACTGACAGAACACCTGATCGTTGTGGCGTGAATAGAGCGTGACAGTGGTGTAGCCAGTGTTTTTTCCCCAGCAATGCCAGCGGCCATTCTTCATGCCGACACCACAGACACGGCCATTGTCGGCACGCACCACAATATCATCCAGCGGGGCAAAGTCGTCCTGCTCTGATTGGAGCGTGTAACTTATCTCAGACTCCTGTCCGATACCCATGATCCAAGGATTGCCAAACAGCATCTCAGGTTGCATCAATTCCTCGTTGTCGGGAGTGATATAGCCAGGGAGTCCGTCACGGTCCGGGATAATCGGGTAACGCATGATGATCTCCACTGGGTACTTGTATGTCGGAACCTTCGGGCGCGTCTTGATGAAGCACTGATTGATCTCCACCTGAACGGCAGCAGCGGCAGCGGCCATATTCTTCGCCACCTCTGGTGCAAACGGCAGATACCAGTCATAGAGCATCTGGCACTCTATATACGATGAGGCATGATCGGCCAGCGGCTGGGTGAAAGCCTCGTTGAAACGTTCGCTTACCTCCATTGTGACGGTGAACACGTCAACCGTCGTGTTGCTGAGGTTATCGTGGATATTGTCAGCCGTAGGCGTGCCCTCGGTGGCCATGACATATTCGGCCACAACCGACTTGAACCGTCCAAGGGCCGTGCGGAGCGAGGACAACAGCAGGAAGTCTGAATCCTTGTCGCCTCCAGCCTCTTCATTGTGTGAGTAGCGCACACTGTCTGCACTCTCCTTTGCATTAGCTCTGTCAGCACGGGCCTTGCGCGTGGTCTTGGCCTTCACGCGCTGCAGTATCTCTTCCTTTGATAGTAACAGTTTGATTTCCATATCTCGTTTTCTTTAATTGTCTGCCGGGTCAACTTTCGGTGCAAGCGGATCGGGAAGCGTGTCAGGACGCTTGCGGTTATATATCTGGTATGTCAGATAGCTGAGTGCGTTCTGCGAGTCAGTCAGGTACTTCTGATAGAGTCGCGGAGCCGACACCGTGAACCATGAGTAGAGCGCGTAGGCCACAATATACTCGGTAACGGCCTGCTTGATGGAGGTCTCCAACTGAGGATTGGCATCATCGTCGAGCGTGAGGCGAATGGTGAACGACGCGATGGCATCCGTTTCCAGACGGACGTACTGGCGAGTCTCCGCTGCAATGTGCATGATGGCACTCTTGTAATAGTCCTTCAGTATGTCCTTCTCGCGCGTACCGATGGTAATATCCTTGAAGAGCAGATTGCCCGCATCGTCAACACTGCGCTTTCCGATGATGGAAAGTGAACGCTCCACAATCGCGCTGATGTCGCTGTAAATGATTACTATATCCATACCTTATTATATATATTATGCGGCAGCTTGCATGGGCTGGCCTGGGGCCGTGCGGGTGAAGAGCTGACCGCCACCCTGCATGAGCTGTGAGGCGAGAGCGGCCTGCGTCTGGTTTGCACCCGGCACCTGAACGGCCTGCTGAGGCATGTTGCCCTGCTGCAACTGGTTCATATATGAGTCGATGTCCTGAGAGAGTCTTTCGGTGTAAGGAGCATCGTAGTACTTCAGGTAGATACGCGGATCGAGGACACCCATCTGCAAGAGCTTGTCGAGCATCTCATTACCCAGCTGGAGGAAAGCGGCAGATGAAGCGGAGTTCTTGATACTGATACGCGCCTTGATGCTGCGGCACGCATTGGCACGGTAGAACACCTGATTATCATCGCCCTTCGGTGTGACGTTGCGCCCTTCCTCGTAGAACTGCTGCATGGTGATGAGCTTCTTCAGGGCGCAACGCTCTTCGAAGCCGTTGAACTTCTTGATGAGCGGATAGATGGTAGTCGTTGAGTTCTGCGACTCCATCGCGTAGCGTGCGGCACTGGTTCCGCTGGTGGGAGTCTTACCCTGCAAGGCCCCTGACACGCCAGACACCTCATGAATCATATTGAGCTGCAACTGCAGCATATCCGTCTGTCCGATGTTGAAAGCGGAGTGCGTGTAGAACTCCGGCTTCGCCTGTGACCTACGTGCTTCTGGAGTCGTATCGTCATAGACGAACACGGCATCAAACTTTGACTTCTGATTGGCATACTGCTCGATGGTCATATCCTTCGGCTTCATCGACAGCGGCAGGAACGTCATACCCTTGGCCGCATTCTTCATGGCCATGTCGCCCATCATCACCGTGCGGTTGATATAACGCTGCTGGTCGAGAAAGAAGCCCATGAACGGATGCGTCTCTCCGTTGACATACGGGAAGAGCGACACCGTGAACGGATGGCTCTTGTGATCGTAGGGAGTCTCGCCCTCACAGAGGATGCGCCCGTCAGGAGCCATGAAATAGTACTGCCAGTACTTATCGACAATCGGCTTGGCGGTGATATAGGCACGCTCTTCAACGGGTACGTTCTGTTCTTCGTACATCGCCTTGCGCTCCTGGTTAACCTTGATAATGTCCTGAAGATCGTCCTTCTCGCGACGGAAATATTTCTCCAGCTGGTTCGTGGCCAGCGGGTCAAAGCACTGGTAACGGGGTTTCACCTCCTGTCGCCATACCTCAATGACGCGGCACAGACCGAGATCTGAAGGACGGTAGAAGGAAAGGTTGTCGTAGTCGTTCTTCTCGTTCTCCTGCTGTGACGTGCTGCGGTTCAGCTGGCGGTACACCTCATCAATATGGTATATCTCATTCAGATCCTCCATCGTCAGTCCGTACTCAGGACGGGCAAAGCGGAAATAAAGATCTTCGGGAGTAATGTCGTGGAGGCATCCTATCATGTGAATGTCCTGATGCGTGGGATCATTGCCACCTTCCCAGAACATATAATAGGGATTGATGTAGTCTGAATAGGAATCGTGGATCTCGTCGCGCTCTTCGTAGCTCTCGCGCATGAACGCCATACCTGATATAAGGTACTCCGCAAAGGCCATATCCAGCTTCTCTGCCATGAACGTGTCCTGCCAGTTGGCCTGCAATGCAGCGGAGAGCATATCGCTCATGGCCTTGGCATCCTCGGTACGTGCGTAGCATACTGGCTCCATCTCCTGCTTGGCATGTACACCGAATACCGACATCCAGAGCGACACCATCACATTATTTTTCAGCGGCACGTTACCCTGCTGTCTGATAAGCATTTCCTCGGTAACGTTGCCAAGGCCGTGGACGTGTACGTAGTCGCCCCACTGGTTGCCGAAGAGGTAACGCAGGATGCGGGCACGCTCTTTCCGGGGATCCTCCTTGTTGTTCCATGAACGGGCGCAGTCGGCAAGCAGAGCAATGTCGTAGTCCTTTCCCTGAAGGTTACGCTCGCGACGCTCCTTCACGGAGTCATGGTTACTGCCTTTCTTGTGGGGCATCACGTCGCTGAGAGTCAACAACGGCTTTGTATATTCTATCATAATCCCTTTCCTTTTTTGCGCAAAGATAGAAACGAAAGGGCTTTTGTTTTTCACAAAATTTCCGTACAGCACCAAATTGGAACCTTTTTGCAGTGGCAACGGAAATTTTGTGAAAAAGAGTATCTATTTCATTCCTAATTTTACGGCAAAATTTCGCACTATGGCAGAAAAGACCGACAAGAAGATCGTGAAAAAGGCATACGCGGTGATGCAGGACGCACTGTTTGAGAAGGACGGTACAGGAGCCTACAAGCCCCGCGAGATGGCCAAGGAGGGAATGACAACCCTGAAGAAGCACTCCACCAACCTGATAGTGGTATGCACCGACAGCAGCAAGGAGGATATGACCGACCTGCTGGAGAGAAACGAGATTCCCTTCGACAAGGTAATCAAGCTGGATGAGAGTTTCGACTTTATTATCATGGGCGAGGAGAATACGGTACGGGCATACACATGGGAAGGTGCACTGGGCGATATAGGATGGAAGCTGACACATGAGCCGGAGCATAAGCCCAATATGCAGCAGAGAGCCGACAGTTCGCTGGAGCATTTCTTCAAGAAGGTAAAGGGCGACTGCCCTTGTTGTGGATAACGAGGATTAATAACTAAGAATAGATTTTATTTATGGCAACAACATCAACAGAACAACAGCAGGCACAGGAACAGCAGCCCGCACAGCCAACGGCCAGAGACCGTTACCGCGGACGTTACAGCCAGGCGCACCCTGACCTGAACCTCGACGATGATGAGGCTTTCTACACGCAGGCCAACCAGAACCTCGACGAGCTGGAGAGCTTCCGTCAGAGCAACAAGGAGCTGGGCGAGGCAATGGACCGCACACCAGAGCTGGCAGGCATGGTACTGGCAGCACGTCAGGGCACCAACCCGTTTGCATGGCTGGCAGAGAACATCGGTCCAGACATGGATATCCGACAGCTGGCCGACAATCCTGAGTTTGCCAACCAGATGGGCGAGGCGCTTAAAACATTCGTGGCCAACCAGGAAAAGGCAGCAGCCAAGAAGAAGGAGATCGGACAGAACGTGGCCAACAGCTTCCAGACCTTGAAGGACTACCAGACAGAGAAGGGACTGAGCGACGAGGAATGCGTGAAGATGGCGAAGGACTTCTTCGGTGAGCTTGACGACGAGGGCAAGCCCGTAGGCAAGGAGAGCTTTATGTATCTGGCATCGAACGGCATCGTGACCAAGGGTATGTGGGAAGCACTCTTCAATGCCCGTCACTACGACAGCGACATTGCAGCCGCCAGCGACAAGGCACGTGCCAGCGCACTGAACGACAAGGTGCAGAACCAGCTGACTAAGGGAGGTACAGGCCTGCCAAAGAGCATGACAACCAGCGGAGGCAGTCGCGGCAGCGAAACGAAGACGAAGGAGAAGAGCGGTCTTGCGGCCTTCCAGGAGAAGCTTGGACTATGAGACTGAACCCGGTAAGAGACCCCAACCCAAGGCATCCAGACCCGGTGGATCCCGACAAGAGCGATATGCTTCCACACGGGAGACACGCAGGACAGCAACTTAGCAGTACCCAAGGCAGCAGCACACAGCTGACACGCGGAGGAATGACAAGAGTGAATAATTTACATAACCCTATTAAAAACAGAAAAAGATGAAAAAGATTCAGAATTTTGTGGAGAGACACGGACTGATGTTCAGTCTGCTCTTCGTAGTGATTTCCGTTCTTACGGGAGGTTCTGGCATTTGTCTGGCTGATGGTGCTACGGGTGCTCCCGTCGTTGACCCTGAGCCGCCAGCAGACCCAGTTAATCCAGAAACGAATGATTTGCAGGATCCCACTGGCAAGGGTGCAGGACAAGAGCTTGCAGGCACCCAGGGCAGTGCAACCCAGCTGGAGCGTGGCGGACTGACCGACACTGAGTATGATCCCGATGTCGTGAAGTACAATGCGCCTAAGTATGTGTTGCTGAACCTTGCGCGTACCGTTGCCGTGCAGCGCAGCGTGAAGGGAAGCGAGATCGACCACTTCCGCATCGGTGAGGCCAACCTGATGCTTAAGACCACCGACGATATTGCCGAGGCAGACGTTATTACCCTGACGGAAGAGAACGTTGCAGGTAACCTGAACCTGCTGGGCGTATCGTCAACCATCATCGTCCGTGGCGTGAAGGGCTACGTACAGGGTAGCCAGACCGAGACCGAGGGCGAGCTGGAACTGTATGTTACCGAGGTAGGCGACGACTACGTGAAGTGCCGTCCTGTCAACGGTAAGGCAAAGATAGAGGGCAATATCTCCAACTACCTGAAGGACTACCGTGTACCCGCCATCCCTGAGAATACGGAGATGTTCATCGCATCATACGCTGGCTCAGAATCTCAGAAGGTCGTAAATCCCGACAACAGCCAGCCGCGTTCAGTTGCCGTTTATCTCCAGAAGCAGATGTTCAACATCGTCATCACCGACCACATGAAGGACGTTCTGCTGAAGACTCCTTGGGGATTCGAGGAAATGCGCGACCAGGCACTGGCCAACTTCTCAAAGAAGGCAGAGTACACACTGTGGCTTGGCCAGCAGCGTCGTTTCATCATGAAGATCGACGGACACGAAGAGTATGTATATACCACCAAGGGCATCCTGCGTCAGCTTACCAACACGCTTGGTATCGAGGGTAAGTTCAAGTATGAGCATATCACGGCCATTGGAAAGGTGGTGTTCACCAAGTTTGCCGAGACCACCGAGGCTTACATGCTCTGCGGTAAGAACAAGGTTGCCGAGATCAGCAACATGGAAGAGATTATCAAGCACATGGGAGCCGACTACTCACACCATAAGACCGACTACGGTGTAGTGGTACGCGACCTCGTTTCCAACTTCGGTACGCTGCACATCGTCTATGCGCCCGCAATGGACGACCTGGGCTATGAGGACTTTGCAGTAGTCGCTCCGATCCAGATTGCACGCTACTACCACAAGGTGAAGAAGGAGGACAACATCGACCTGAACGATGCAGGCATGGAGGCACGCGAGGCAATGCTCTATACCTATGTGGAGTATATGGCACTGGCACTGCGCGGACAGAACTCAATGCTGGTAGGTCCTTCCGACAAGATTGCGGAGATGAACATCAGCGACAACACCAACCCGATCATCATCGTGGATGCCCTGCCGGAGAACCCCGAGGACGGTATGGTTATCTCGTTCGACGGTATCCTGTCAGAGGATGGTCCAGTGACAAAGGTGAGCGCACTGCCTGCCAACCCGACGGACGGCATGATCATCACTCCTACGGAGACCTTCACAGAGGGTACAGACCCAGATACGGTGACCTACGAGAAGGGCAAGTCGTACATCTTCGACAACAATGCCTGGAGCGAGTACACGGGTGTTGTGCTTGACGGTGACGAGAGTGCATGGGAGTGGGATGCCACTAACCAGCAGTGGAAGAAGTACACCGGAACCGTCTGAATTTAGGAATCCTCCTTTCATTGGGAGCCTGCGGAAAAGGAACGCACAGCGCGGGAAAGCCGCAGGCTCCATATTTTATAAGGTGAAAAGGAAATATAGAAAAGCGAAAAAGTTATGTTGAAGATCTATCGATTAAAACTGAAGCAGAACTCCTATGAGGTGACCATCCACTACAAGGGTGTCGGTGTGAGAGTGGCGTTTACGGATGGTAACATCTATAACGGCACGCCTGCCCGATGCTATGAGCGCGACCCGTTCAAACAGCGAGCCATCGAAGCCAGCCCGATGTTCAAGAACAAGGAGATTGTGATTGAACGCATCGTAGAGGAAAAGGTGAAAACGCCTGCACCCGCATCTGTCCGCGTAACCCGCGCCAGCAGGATCGGTGCTCCCATGAGACCGGCTGCACCGAAGCCAGCGACCCCTGCTGCACCCAAAGTAGAGGATCCTGCCCCGGAACCAGCACCTGTAGATAATGGTACAGGCGAAGGCGGTGGCGAGAACGAGGTGACTTTCGGAAGCCTCAGCGAGGCCATCGTGAGCATCATGCAGAAGTACGGCAAGGAAGTGCGCACGGAGGCTGAGGCCCGTAAGTTCCTGAAAGAGCAGGGTATCACTGCCCACATCAAGAAGGGATAAAGATATGACGGTACAGGAAATAGTGACACGGGTAAGAGCAGCCATCGACGAGTTGATGGAGAACGACTCGGACTTTCTCAGGGAAAGCACCGACGAGATGAACCTGACGCGCGTGATCATCGACAAGATAGGCTACGCGCTGCAGCACATCTTGGAGAATGCCCCGCTGGACAAGCTTGACAGCGATGCCTTTGAGGAGCTGACACAAGAGGAGCTTGCCAACCAGTTCTCTATCACAGAGGATCTGGTGGGCGTGCTGAAGCTTCCGACAGACCTGCTTCGCATCATCGAGGCATGGCTTTCATCATGGTCGCAGTTTCCCGTACCTGAAAGTGACCGCTCGCAGGTGTACCTGATGCAGCAGGACACCTACGCACGCGGATCTTGGGACAGGCCAGTGAACATACTGACCTATCGCGGAAAGGACAAGACACTGGAGATGTATTGCGCCAAAACATCGGCAGACACGCTGAACTTCGTGTTTATCCGCAAGCCATCCCTTAACAGCTACGACGCGGAACACATGAGCGCGACGGTGACAGTGCCGGCACCGTTGGAGGCTTCGCTCATCTATCAGGTGGCAGGTCTCTCGATGGTGGCATTCCGCGATGACATCGCTGCAACGTGCTTTGCCATTGCAGCCAGATACATGGATCCAGAACAGGCAAAAGGAGGGAATAGCGAATGATAGTACCCAGCTTTACATTCGACGATGAGGCTAACGCCTATCTGAGCGAGGACATCACACTTGACGAGCAGGCCGTGGCTCATGTGGAGCTTGCAAGCCGTGCGCCAGTGGTGGTACAGAAGAAGGAAACGGACGGTGGTTACGCGAACTACGGTATGACACCAGAGAGCGGTGACCGCTTCAATATAAACATCACCTGCAACAGGGAGAGCATCATCCGACTGGCTACGCCCGTAGAGGTGACAAAGTGCTACATCTTAAACTGACACATATATGAAGCTGTTTGAGTTTGACATACACATCGGTGACTGGCGCACGCTCGTTCAGAGCCGCGACATTCAGAACGGAGCCATCCAGAGCCGACATCTTCCCGACTTGGTGGTCACCACCGATAAGATTGGCGACGGAGAGGTGAAAAGCCGTAATATCGCCACTGGAGCCGTGACAGGCCAGAAGATTGGATATGGCGAGGTAAAAGGCAGTCATATCGCAAGGGAGACCATCGAAGGACGGAACATTGCGCCAGATGCCATCGAAGGGAAGCACATCAAGAACAGCACCATCGAGGGCAGGAACCTGCAGCCCATAGACGGTGAGAAGCTGAAAGACAACACCATTGGATCAGACAAGCTGAAGGATGGTAGCGTGCCCGGTAGCAAGCTCCAGCGCGGAGCCGTAGGCATTGAGCACCTGAAGCCAGGAACCATCGACCCAGAAAAGATTGTCCTGAGCGACGTATCAATCGACATCGACGAGAATAACGGTGACATTATCGTGTATTTCTATAACGATTGCGGAGTGGTGGATGCTTACCAAGACGAGGACAACGGTGATCTTATTCTGGTGATTAACGACGAAATAGTATAAGGTATGGCAGACTACAGATTCAGAGAGACAGAGGACGGGATGAGCGTTCTGGAAAAAAAGGTCGAAGGACAGCCAGACAATTGGGTAGAGGATATGAAATCGCCTACACCGTTCGCTTGGATAGCCTCCAAGGATTACGTGAACGATAAGGTCAAGGAAGCCAATCCAGACTTCAAGGGTACATTCGACGATATGGCCGACATCGAGGCTCTGGAGAACGTGAATGCCAACGACTGGGCCTATCTGGTGACTCAGGACGAGAACGGCAACGACGTGTACAACCGCTACCGCTATGCCATCCCTGACGGAGAGACGGAATATGAGTGGCTGTTTGAGGTAGCCATCAAGCGCGACAACTTCACCGATGAGGAATGGGCCGAAATCACCAGCGGCATCACGTCGGAAGATGTGGAAAAGCTGGAAGCACTGCCTACCAACGACGAGCTGACGGAAGCACTCGACGAGAAGCTTGAACAGAGCGACCTCGCAGATGTAATCGACACTATAGCCATTGCAGATGAGACCAATGGCGACATCACCATCACCTACGATAATGGACAAGAGGAAGAAGAAAATAATAATCAATAAAAATATACAATTATGGGATTACAGACAAAAACAATCGGCAGAATGCCTACGGATCATGGGCCTTATGATCCCGAATTGGCTTATGGCAAGAAATTTCAGTGTGAATTGTTCGGCTGTGTGTGGGAGTCGCTTCACGACAACAACAATACGGCCCCGGCAGTATGGGACGGTGGCGATATCATAACGCCCAACCTCGTTGACTGGAAGAAGGCCAGTGGCGACTACAACGCCTGGCTGATAAACCAGGACAAACCCGCCTCGACTGGCACCACAGGCGACCATCCCTACAACGGCATGGGCAAAGTAGTCTTGAAGAAGCACATGGTAAACGGTGTCAACGTCCTGACAGAAGATGCATTCTACACTGACGGATCAATCAGCGGCCAACCTCTGGAGAACACCATCTTTGTCATCAAGTACGACTTTGTTCTTGGTGAGGATATTACTATTCCTGCCAACTGCGTGCTGGATTTTGATGGGGGTAGTATTAGCGGTGATGGTACTAACAAGAATACTATTACAGGTAATAATACCCAGATTATTGCGCCTAAGACATCTATTTTTACTGGTATTGTCATTGCAGGTACTTGGAATGTACCTTATATCACCTCCGCATGGTTTAGTGATGCTCAGAATGAAAATGTTTTAAAACAAGCGATTAACCTTACAAATGGCGAAATATATAATACACTTGTAATTGAAGCAGGAAATTATGCTGTTAAGCCAACGGAAACTGAATCTGCACTACTTCTGAATAGCAATACCAAAGTTGTACTTGTGGGAAATCTTGTTGTTTCCAAGACCGATTTACTTGACTATAGAATTATATCATTAGGAAAAGGTTCTTCTGGTGCTATTAATATAATTATAACAGGAACAGGCAGTATTATCGGCGAAGCTCTTCTAAGACCTGAGTTTTTGGAAAATCCAGTATTTACTTCTGCACATATTTTTGGATGTTCCAATCCAAAAAATGTTATTATTGAGAATATTACTATAACAAATTCCATTGGTACGTGTCTTGCTCTTTCGGGTAACATGGCAAACTGTATTGTTAGAAATGTTAAGATGCTTGATTCGTGGTGGTATGGCATAAGCCTGGCTCGTTCTAAAAATATTGATATAGAAAATTGCCTATTCTCAGGTTTATATGCAGGTGGTATTGACATTGAGCCACAATCTGGGACTTATGTAAGAAATGTGACTGTTTATGGTTGTGAGTTTACAAATTGCAGAAAAGGTATATCTATAACAGATATTAATGCTGCGGATTCTGTTAAGCGTATTAACATAAATAATTGTTGGATTCACGACCCTTGGTTGATTGAAGGAGATAGCAATCAGTCGTGTATCAGACTTCGTGGTGCTATTGAAGAGTTCCGTATGACTAATAGTAGAGTTGAGGCTGGCAGTATTAAGGCTCTATATATAATGTGTATGACCAGTGTTGATGATAATGTTATAGACCGCAGGGATATGTGTGGTGGAATTGTCATTGATAACTGTACGTTGGAAACAAGTAGAAGCGGCTATGGAATTGAAGTGTTTTGGCCTTATGTAGAAATCTTGAATACTAAAATCTCTACAAAGAGTTTTGATATTAATACATCTTATGCTGACGCATTGCCGTCAGGATATAGCGGTCCTAAGACTACTGAAAAATTCAAAACGTTAATTAAAAATTGCAATATAGAAATTATCGGTGCATTTACAACAATAGCTGGCAATAACATTATTTTTGAAAACAATACTATTGCAGTTAAGAACACATCGGGGAACAATCTTGTAAGAAGTTGTGTATTTATAAACAACAATTTTGTTCTATATGGGACTGAATTAAGGTGTTTATCTACAAATTTTAGTTATAATAGAATTGATGTCGGTACAGGATTCACTGCCGATAAGATGCTCACAATATACAGTAAATCTATAATTGAAAAAAATAGAATTAGATCTTATTCATACGATGTGCAAGCTAATAACTTGGGTTCTTTGATATATATCCCTGGTGGAGAGAATAACATTAGTGTAAGAGATAACATATTATATATTGGAAGTGTTGCTGGAAATATTAAAGCCATAACATCACATTCGAATACTCATGGTATTATAATTAGTGGAAATTCAATATCTGATCCAACGGAAGGTTATTTGGTACCAGAAGATCCCTATGATGATAATGTAAGAAATAATATGATAGGTGAAAACTGTGGTAATATTGATCATATCGGTGCTTCAACTTTTAGAAATAATCTAACTACTTATCAGAAAAATTGTATTGCAAATGGATTTGAATATTATGACAAAACTCTTGGTAAACCTGTATATTGGACTGGAGATACAACTAAAGGAGATAACGGTTGGATAGATGCTGTCGGTAATCATCCTAACCAACAGGTTTAATGTGTAAATACAACAGGTACTCCAGTATAGTATCTTACATATCACACAGAAGGGGAGCCTCAGGGCTCTCCTTTTTGTTTTAAGGGTTCTATATCAAGAATGGAGAAGGTTATCATCAAGTAATACGAACCAAGCACAGATAGAAAAAGCGGCCTGTCCTCACGGATGGGTCGCCTTTTTTTTGTTTTGTTATCCTTTGATTTATACTTCAACGGAAATTTTGTGAAGAAGCATATTATAATAAGGTGTAACTTTGCAGGCGGGTATTACCCAGGGTAAACAATATGTGTAATTTAAAAAGCAAATTTATGAAAGACTTAGAGAAATTAAAGAAAGAACAAGTGGACTTGAAGGAGAAGCTTGTGAAGCTGATTGATTTTATCAACAGCGAAGAGTATTTCACCTTGGATGAGACGGAGAAGTCTCTACTGATGTCGCAACGTGTGGGAATGGAGATCTATCTGAACTCTCTCACACAGAGAGTCTACGGTGCCAGAAAACTGGATACAAGCAGCAGTATGCTTCCGTTGATCATGATGAGTATGTTCAGTCCATTCTCTGCATCGCCATCTTCAAGTACCCTGACAAATCAGTTATGCGTGACCCAGAACGAAGAGAAAAATAATGACGGTGAAGAGAATTAGACCGTAACCCATATCGGGGAAAATAAAAAGTCCCCCGACTTTCATAAAATAAGCTTCCTACACATATTCTATTTAGACAGCATTCCCATGCCACCGCAGCCGGGGGACCATAACCCTTCTTACGGTAGCATGGGATAATTATATATTGATGTGTAGGAAGTGGTGCAAAGGTAAAAAGAAAATGATAATTAACCAAGTTTTGCACTGATGAAAGTAAAAGAATTAATAAAAATTGGCGAAAAAATGATGAAAATGCTGCACGAACGTGGCATTTCAATGTCGGATTATCAGTATTTACCTATGATTGACGAGTTTGACCTGATGAAAAATGCAGGCCACAAGACCACCTACATTATTGCTCACCTTGCGGAAAAGTACGGTGTATGTGAGCGAAAGGTGTATAAGATTGTCGGGAAGATGATCATGAACTGCACGTTTTGAGCAGTGTCTATCTTTAGAAATGCTTGGAGTAAGAAGGTTGTTTTCATATCTTTGCCATCGTCAATCGCGAGTGACATAGAGAGTTTTCAACAATTTATCAACACAAAAACAAAAAAGAATATGGCAGAAATTATTCAACTTCCAGAGAGTGGCGGTGCCGGAGTAGGTAATATCCCATTCTCAATCCCTCTTGGCGGTAATGGTGGCGGCATGTTCGGTGGCAATGGGCAGACAAACCTGATGGACCTGCTTGGCTTCGCCATCGTAGCAAGCATCTTCCCGAACTTCTTCGGTGGCAACGGATATGGTGGACGTGGCCAGTGTAACTGTATCAACAGCGACCTTGCAACTCAGGCAGTCATTGCACAGGGTGAGGCTTCGCGCACGGCCATCCAGACGCTTGCATCAAGCGTAGGTCAGGACTTCAACATTGTATATGGTGCTGTTCAGAACGCCCAGGGTCTTATCTCACAGCTGGCTACGGCCAACGGAATGGGATTCCTCCAGACCGTGAACGCTATCCAGGCGGGCGATGCCAACATTATTGCACAGTTCCAGAACTGCTGCTGCGAGAACCGCTTGGCCATCTGTCAGCAGACCAACGCGCTACAGAACTCCATCGCAGATGTTAACCAAAACATCAGTGCAACACGTTCCGCACAGCAGTTGGCCGACTGTCAGCAGACATACGCCCTCACAGACACAATGAACCGCAACTTCCTTGCACTCGACAACAAGCTTGATGCAATGGAGTCGAATCGCAAGGATCGTGAGATCACTGCCCTGACAGCAGAGGTGGCCACACTGAAAAGCCAGAACTTTACCGCTGGCGTGATCCAGCAGGCAGTTGCTCCGCTTAATGCACAGTTGGCAGGTATTCGTGGTGAGGTGGATGCCATCAAGGGCAAGATGCCGAACACCATCAGTGTAGAATATCCGCAAGTGGCAGTAGTGAACACAACTCCCTACATGGGTGGCTACTATCCCGGTGGTTTCGGCTACGGTGGCTTCTAAGAAAGGAGGTGAGGTATGGCCTTTAACACAGTAACCAACCAAATAGGGGTTCCCTATCTGAGCTCTACCAATACCACCGTAGGCACTACGGCTGTGGATATAACCCTCGGCACTAACCGCAGAGAGCTTCCTCCGGGGTATTTTACGGTACGCATTGCAGATGCCATCCCTACGGGCACTACGGCTACGCTGCCTATTACGATGACACGTAACGGCATAACCCGTGCGCTCACCCTCTTCAACGGCACACCTGTTACAGTGGCCCAGCTTATCGGAGGCACTGGTGTAATCACCGTGTTCAACGATATAGAGAACGGCATACTGCAACTGATGTCGCGAACTATCTCATAAAGGTAAAAAAGTAAAAAGGTAAAAAAGTAAAAACAATGGATTTCAACAGTCTTGGGAACGGCAGTCCGTTCTACATTCTCACAAAGCGCCCAGGGCAGAAGCCTGCGCTGGCTGTGGGAACGGTAAAAGAGAAGGTTGCATTGCAGCCACAGTATCAATTAGGCTCAATCCCCAGTGCGTATGCTGGCATGAATCAGCCTCAGAATATCAGGTTTATCGTAACCGTCAACGGCAACGACAGGACCATTCCTGATATGCCATCGACGGGAGAGATCGCCCAGAAGGGAGATGAGATCTATACGGGAAGCCAGCAGGCTATCATTCAGGCCATCGACGCAATGATGCAGACATCGCAATCTGAACTGGATCGCCACGACTATAACGTGATGACCATTCAGGCAGGAAAGGAGATGATGGGTGTTGTGAATCCCCAGTACGCAGCAGCGCAACAGCAGGAGAAACATATCCAGGACCTGCAAGCCCGCCAGGACGAACAGGGAAAGATGCTGAAAGAGATGTATTCAATGCTCCAGAAGATTGCCCCCAAGTCTTAGAATCCACAAAACAGATTACAACTATGGCAAACGGACTGATTATCTTAGACCGCGACAGCGAGGGTGGTAGCAACACCCAAATGCGTCGCCACATGCGTAACAATATGCGCAACAAGATTGCTGGCGGTAGCGTGAGCATGAAGGACGAATCCAAGGAGGCCTATAAGAAAGGCTACGAGGAAGGCTGGAAGGACTGCATGGAAGAGTGCGGTTTGACTGACATGTAAACCAAACGGGATTGGAGGGATTCGTCTCTCCAGTCCTTTCCAATTCTTTTAAAATCGGAAAGAATATGAAACAGTATATATCAGAGGCAAGAGCCATCTATGAGGACAGCTATCACGGCCAGTTTTCAAAGAACCTGGCAGAGTGGGCCATCAAGCACATGATGCTGAAGGACCCGAGTACGGGACAGTTGAGGCCAATCAGGGCCAAGAGCGCAGAAGAGACGATGGAGATACTGAAGCACAACGGTGTGAAGATCCCTGACGAGTATATGTACACAGCATGGTATCTGTATCACATGGCCGTAGCCGACTACCGAAAGACCTGTAAGACCGATGAGGACAGGGCAAACTTTGTAGAAGAGACACTGATGGATCCTGACGGGATGCCGGAAAACGTGCTTGACTGCTTTGTGGCTAAGATGATTAACGCTGGCAAGCCCATCTACTGGGAAAGAATGATGTAAGCCTATGAAATCGGAGTACATCGACGTTAAAGGAAAGTGGGGCATTGTGGTATGCTATGACCTGATGCGTAAGGACGTGCGCGAGATGAGGGCACTCATGGAGGCTATTGGCATGGATGACGATAGCACGGATGGGTATATGCGCGTATCGGTCTACCCAAGAGGGGAGAATGTAGAAGTGGGTATTGATGAGGCTCTGAGAATGTTGCTCTACCATAAGAACACAGGCATGTGCATTACCAATATGGAATTGAATATGTCGCTGGTGTTTATCGGTGAGGCCGACAGCGAGGATCAATGGTGGGACACGCTGGCGCACGAAGTGCTGGATCATGCAAAGGTAGCCATCCTTGACTACTACCATGTGTCGCTACGTGGAGAGGATAGCGCGTGGCTTACAGGCTTCCTGATGCGCAAGGTGGTGCAGCTCATTGCCCCGCCTTGCGCGTAGGAAGCGTTAATCAGAATTATAATCTACGGATATTGAGTCTGTATCAAATGCCTCTTCTTTTGCTGAAAGATATTCAGACATTAAAATAATCTGTTCTTCTGTGACACATTGGGAACAAACTCTTTCAAGGCGGTTCCTTGTTACTTCGTCAATAGTGAGAGGACGGACTTCCTGCATATTGTGGTCTTTATAAACAGCTTTGCATCCGTTTTTGGTATGCAAGACAAAAGCCCTATCCAAATATACGTAAGTTCCTAACACTGGCTCTTTTTCTGTCTTTGCGGATTTTTCTGGCCTGGACGTTCCTTTACTGCAGCTGACACAGGAAAACGATACGGCCAATAACGACAAAACGACAAATGATAATATTTTCATAATCAGAACATCTTAACGCTCCCCATTACTTTATAAACTTTCAGAATCAGTTCTTTGCTGATAGTCTGCTCTGGATAGTCTTTATTATCAGGAATCAGGGTGATAGTATCTCCATTATCCTTGACGCGCTTGATGGTGCGAAGTTCGTTTGTGGTGACGATGGCATAGATATCGCCGGAGATGAGGCACGACTGGGGATCGCGCACTTCCTTGATGGCTATCTTGTCGCCATGAGCAATAGTAGGGTACATGGAATTACCCGTTGCATTGCACCAGCAATCGCACTTGTTGTATGGTGAGAAATCCACCATGTATTCAGCATTTACCGTCTGGTCGTTGGATCCCGGATCAAAACCCATTGCGAAGTCAACATTATAATATGGCTTACCTACGCGAGTGTTCAATGACCGACGGGCAGGTATGGTTTCCAGCAACTCTTCAGGCAAGCGGAATTTCTGACCTTCGCCATCTACCAGCCAGTTCTTCCTGACCTTAAACGTGTCGCAGATCTTATGAACGTCAGCAACAGACCATACGGCCTTTCCTCCAATTTTCCTGAGAAAAAGAGAAAGCTCAATATCTGCTTCAAGAGCAAATGTCTTGGGGATGTGCCGACTTTCGCGGATTAGTTCCATAATTCTTGCAGTCATTTTTTCTTGTTCTGCAATCACGTCCTTATCATCTTCACCTTCAAACACCTGTGGAGTGTTTTCCGACTTGAACTCTGGCATGATCGTAAGCATTGGCCCCTCTTCGTTCAAGAGCCAATCAAGTGATATCTGTTTGAAAGCATTAGTAAAACGCAACAGAAAACTATCAGTCAGTATTTTCTCGTTTCCATTCAATGCACTTGATATATTTGAACGAGAGGCACCCATCGCTTTTGCAACATCGTTTTGTGTCTTTATTACATTTTCGTATTTTAAAAACACAAATGCTTTATTAAATCGTTCTTTTTTATCCATATAAGACAATATTTAGTTAAATAACATTAATTATAAAGACAATAAGTCTTATCTTTAAGACAAATGTCGTATATTTGCAACATGAATACATTCCGAAATAATTCTGAAAGTGTACCGATTACGATGCAGACTGCAAATATACGAATAAAAGTTGATATCACAAAACATTTATAATATAAAAATTAATAATATGGCAATTAGAAGAAGAGTTATCGTGATTCCAAGAGGCAGTGCAGACAGGATATGTGCAGCTTTGAAGATCGGCAAAACAACGCTCTATGCGGCATTGAACTATACGTCCAATTCGGACGATGCTAAAATCACCAGACAGAAGGTTCTTTCCGAATACGGAGGGATCGAAACTACCAAGGTGATATTCTAAGGCATAATTATATGTTACTCAATAATTCATTCAAAACTATGGCAAAAGATTTAAACGACTACATTAGCAAGAGTCACATCAGGTCTTTGGAGAAATTCAAGGCAGAGCTTGAAAAGTACAAAGAACAACTTGATCCGGAAGGCAGGCTTTATGAGGATGCCAACACTTCATTCACGCTTGACAACATTATCCTGGTGGATGGTTGTTTGTGTTTCGATTATGATGGTAAGCCTGAAAAAGAAGAGATTGTCCGCAAGGATGAAGAGTCTGGTGAGTATTACGAAGTATTCTTTGACGGGATCATGGATTACGTCCGTTTTTGGAGAAGGTGCCTACGTCGCGCTGAGAAGTTCTGGGCAATGGATCCAGATCACCTGGACGCTATCCAGAATGGAGAGGCAGAATTCCATGATGAAGAAGAGGAGGATTGATTATGGCAATAATGAGCGCAACACAGATGGCAGACCTGTACGGTATGAGGAGCAGCGTGGCTTTTAATAAGCTACTTGTCAGTTGCGGCCTGCTGATTCATACCGCCAAAGGCTTTGTCCTTGCTGAGGCTCTGAGAGAACTCGGGCTGACGGCTGCAGTCGAAGTACCGTACTTCCTGCCTAACGGAATCAGGGCCAGCAAGAAGAAATCCGTCTGGACCGAGAAGGGCCAGCAGTACATACACAAGAGGCTTGCACGCATCGGCATAGTGCCAGCCTCCGAGCAGAGGGACCTGTTTAAAGTTTCTTAGTTTCACAATTAAAAGCTTATAGGACGATGTACAGAGTAATTGTAATGAACAACGACGGTACTCAGCACAACGAGGTTGTTGAGGCTCCGGACTACTACGCTTTAGTCCGCGCATTGGAAAAGTGCGAGATCAAGTCATTCACCGTAACACTGGCATAGTTATGGATAATATAAAAATCATAAAGATAGAATGGGAATACCGCACCGAAAAAGGGCTGAACACAGATGCTCTAAACCTATTAGGTAAAGATGGATGGGAACTTGTTAGTGTAATTCCAGCGGTTAATAACAATATGTTTCCCGATGGACCTGTATATGTTTTTAAACGTCCCGTTTACCCACCAATTGATTAATAAGCCAATGGATCTGAACAGTCTGATATATTCCGAGAATGCGGCCAACGTGCAGCTGGTGATCAGCGCTAACGACCTGCGCGACTTTGCAGATAACCTGATAGAGTTTGCAACCAGGAAGATCAAGGAGCGCGACGAGCCTACCTACTATTCGCGCGACGAGCTTCTGGAGGTGCTTCATGTGACGGACCCGACCCTCAACGAATACCGCAGGAAGGGACTTATACCGGAACCTATAAAGATAGCTGGCGGCAAGGTGCTCTACGACAAGGCCAAGGTGCTGGAGGCTATCGAAAGCGGACAACTGAAGATCAGGAACAGATACAGATAACTTAAAAACTACAAGCATTATGAGACAGTACAGACTACAGCTTTTGGCCGCGTGCCTATGCACCATCGGTTTCTTTATGTTACTCGGATGGGCTGGCGACATCGACTTCTGCGACCAGGTAATCCTCGGTATGAGCCAGGAACAGTACGACTATGTGAAGGACACGCTGACCAAGAGGAACGGCAGCAGACCTTCGGATCGGGAGATAGCACACTGGTGGGCAGATCATCGTAACAATGCTGAGTGATGTATAAGGAGGATTACGACATGGACTATTATGAGGACAAGCTGGCATGTGCCTATGCGGACCTGTACCAGGGATGCGGTACGATGCCCCTGGCGGCTTTGGAAGGCCTGTGTCGCAGGATCAACAAGTACAGGTTAAAGATATATTCATTCAACAAGTATGGCAAGCGGAAGGAAGAGTAGGGCCGTGGTGGCCGCAGATAATGAGGAGAAGAAGAATACCCAGGTGGTATGCTGCATGGATTGCCTGCGTGCAAAGCTGATACAGTACGGCAACGATCCCGTGCTGGCAGAGTGTACGAAGAGACCCAACCCTGACAACGACAGATTCCCTTACCAGCGCGAGGTGGCATCGGCCAGGTGGATATGTCCGACGTGGAAGCGTGATGACCAGGTGAAGTCTGTTGAGAAGCGCGATAAGGCAGCATGAGTGGCGGTTGGTACAAACAGCAGAGGAACCTCTCGCAGCGTCCATGGTTCAAGAACGCTTCGATGGTGCAGCTATATCACTACCTGAAGGAGCGTGCCTACGTCACGGATGGCCCTTATGAGGGTAAGATCATACGTCGCGGATCCTGTCCCGTAACGAGATCGGAGCTGATGGAAGTGACCGGCATGAGCTATAGTACACTGGACAGAGTGCTTAGTAAACTTGTATCATACGGTGAGATTATTGTTAGAGGGAACAACAGATTTAGTATAGTAACCATCTGTGACTATGATAGTTGTGAACGTCAAGAAACCTTATTTGGTATAGCAGATGAAACAACAGATGAAACAACAGGTGGTATAACTGGTGATACAGCAGATGGTACAACACACCTATTAACAATAGAAGGAAGAAGAAAGAAGGAAGAAGATATTCTTGTAAGCCCTTACAGTTCTTACAAGAAAGACAAAGAAGTCTTGGCTTATGAAATCAAGGAAAGATGGAACAGGACTTTTGAGGGGAAGCTGAACAGGGTGCTGAGGCTGACGATGCCTGTAAAGATGGCGGTGATGGCCTGCATGGAACGCTTCGGGATGCAGAGCATCGACCTCGTGTTTGAGCAGGTCGGGCTGGAGCATGAGAAAACGGGCTTTGTGGCAAGCTTCCAGTTTGTGTTTGGCCCTGTGAACTACCAGGGCTACCTGAAGAGGGCACAACTCAGGATCCAGAAGAGAGGGCAGCACCAGCAGCCGACAACTGCGGAGCCTCAGCAGAAAGTTGCCAACGGAAGCTGGCTGGATGCATATAAGGAGGACAATAATTGGAAACCAGACATTAAAAAGTAAGATAGCTATGATCAAGATTATTACAAGAAAGAAATGGAACCAGATGCTTGACAGGGAGAAAGGCCTGGTTGACAATCTTAAGGAACTGAGTGCGGCCCATGAGAACCTTCACAGGCTCCATAAGGGACTCTACCAAAAGTATGAATACGAAAAAGGCGAATTGACTGCAAAGATCGATGAGCTGGAGAAGAGACTTCGCAAATCAGAGCATGAGAGGAATTCGGCACTGAAGAAACTTCCACGGACTTGGCATTGAAATGAAAACCTCAAATGGCAAACAGTCACAGAACCAGAAGGACTTCCAGAAAATGTTTGAGTCAGCCGGCTACTACTATGGCGTTATCCGTTCTTTTGAAGAGTTCTGTTCCTTGGTGAACTTTTATATCTCTAACTCAAATGCGGACCTGCGCAGGGATATCGCCTCAACTCATGTGGAGATTACCAAGGCCGCAGAGCAGCGTGAGAAGAAGAAGTTTTACAAAATCATAGGAAAGAAATAAACAAACGACAGTAAAATATGAATAATTCAACAACAATCCAGAACATCAGGCTGTTCCTGATCAGTCCCTCGCCGATGAACCCGAGGAAGACGTTCAGCCAGGACGATCTTCAGGAACTGGCCGACAACATTGCACGTCAGGGACTCCTGCAGCCCATTACGGTGAGGCCCATGATAAAGGGGCAGGTAGTGGTAGAAAGCAAAGGCGTTCATCCTGATTACTATGAGATAGTCTGCGGTGAGCGGCGTTACCGCGCTTGCAGCCTCAACAAGATGGAGACCATCCCCTGCATCGTCAGGGAGATGACGGACGATGAGGCCCTGGACGCCATGATCACCGAGAACCTGCAGCGCAGGGACGTGGATCCCGTAGAGGAGGCTGAGGCCTTTACCTTACTTTCCGGACGTGGGCAGAGTGTCGCGGACCTTGCGGCACGATTCGGGCGCAGCGAGTCGTACATCAGGGACAGGATGCGCCTGGTGTCGCTGATTGCTCCGTTGCAAAAAGCCCTGTCAGGCGGCCTGCTTCCCCTGCGCGGAGCCTACCTGCTGTCACGTCTCAGCCAGGAAGACCAGAACGATTTTGCGGAAGAGGAGTTTGACGAGGATATATACACCAGCATGCAGTTGACAGTTGATGACGTGACCGAATGGCTTGACCGTAAGTTCATGAACCTGCTGCGTGCACCGTTCCAGAACGGCAAGGATCTGAGCGAGGAGTGGAACCCGAAAGGCAAGTATATACGCCGCTGCCAGTTCTGTGAGTGCAATACCGCCAACCAGGGATGTCTGTTTGCGGACATGAACACCGACGAGGCCTGTTACAGCCGCAAGTGTGATATTTGCTATGGCCAATTCATCCATCAGTATGCCAGCCGTATCACTGCCGCAGGGCAGGCCATATGTCCGGGTGACGTGGCGATCCGTGCAGGCCAGGTCTATGGCGGTGATGAAAGGAAGCGTCTGGATGATCTTAAAGAAAAGATGGCATTACTCGGTTGGAGAGTATTTACGGAGAAGGAACTGCCTTACAGGCTTTGGGGTAATGACAAAGATAAGAAAAAAGCCTTGGAGACGGGTGCTGCAATTGAGGTTATACAACTTGACGAAATGGCACGTCAGCACATGAGGCCCGAGCTGGTGTATTACAGTATTGCTTCAAAGTCGGCCACTTCTTCACCTACAGATTCCCACTTCATGGTGGCACGGCTATGTGAGCGTGCTGCATCCATAGAAAACAATGCCAAGAAACAGATGACTGCCTGCGCCAAGAAGCATTTTGACAAGGATGAGTACATCTTGCGCGACGATATCCTGGAGGAATGGGAACTTGACATACTTGCAGCCATCATCTTCGACAGGATTCCATGGACAGAGCAGGATGAGCTGATAGACGGGGCGAAGAATACTAACCTTACATACAAGGAGATTAAAAATTTCAGGGAAGATCAGGATAATATGGCTGAGGCAAATGATGACGCTCCGAAATGGACCTGGACGCGGCGGGCCATTGCCAGCTATATTTTCTACGAGCACAAGCAGAGCTACCTTGTTGAGGCCGCTTCACAGATCAGCGGAGGCGTGGAAGCCGAGATCGCCGGTATCCGCAAGAAGGCCCAGGAGCGGATTGAGGCTATCAATGACGAACTGCGCGAGATGGGATATGACGAAAAAGGAAACAAGATATGAAACAATTTCGATTCTGCGTAACTGCACGTAACCGCCTGACAGGACAGAGGGACGTGATAACGCCGCCGCTTTCCAGGGCCAAGGCATTGGAAGCGAAACTGAAGCTTGGAGTCTCGCGCTCCAGCGACAGACCCTACACACATCCGAAGGTGGATATTTACCCCCCCCCCGAAAGAATTAACGCTAAAGTTTGAATAGATATGCCATTCCAGGTACTGTATGAGATATTCGACACGAAGACCACTGCGCCCGTGCTGAGCACCCATGACCGCACACAGGCCAGTATAGAATTCCGTGACCTCCTGCGAAGGGGTGGCGACATCTACCGCCTCCAGCAGACTGTCATGCCAGATGGCTCACTTACTAAGCCGGAGGAATACCTGATGCTGGTGTACCGTGTGCGCAAGCTCTGGAGACAGTACTTCGACCAGGGCCGCGACCACGACGTAATGCTGAGGTCACTGGAGGAAGAGAAGAAGCTCGACGACTGGAACACCCGCACCCGCAGGTATATTGACTCCCATACCTCGCAACAAAAGGGTGCCCAGTCCGAGAGTTTCAGCTTCTTCATTATCGTGGAGGGCTGGCGCAAGGCATGGAAGGAGCGCAAGAACTACTCCAAGCGGAATGACTGCGATCAGGCTGTGCTGGCAGAGATCAGCAAGAAATGCCGTGACTTTGAAAAGCAGATAGACAAGTACATTAAAGATAAATTAGGACTGATATGACACTTAGACAAGCATACACACAATGGGCGTTAATTCCGGAGAACATCGTGATGGCCGCAAAATACAGGACCGCGATCAATTCCGTCCTGATTAAAAACCATGGGGATAGGGATGTGCGCGAGCTGACGGCATTCCAGGTACGAAGGATCATGAAAGAGTGTCCTGGTGATAGAATTCAGAAAGTACAGGCGGCAAGCGCACTTATTGGCATCCTGAAATATGCATCTGGAAAAAACGAATGTGTGCGTCCTGATTTTGACATATCCATTGTTACAGATGAAAGAAACGTTGAAACGCCTCATCCCAATGAGGAGCCGTGCACTGTAATATCGGAAAGGCCAAAGCCTGGAAAGACGATCAAGAAAAACCCGAAGCAACCCTCTGCAACAAACAGGATGACACGGAAAAAGGGAAAGGGTCGGGTCCGTCACACGAAGCACCTCCAGAAGCTCGTCGCGCGAATAGGTGGTAAACGTGCGTGCCCTGTATGTCAGCTTGACGTAAAAACATTGGAAGTCATTGGCTGTTACGACTCGCAATCAGATGCTGGAACTGCTTTAGGCGTAAGTTCAAAAAACATTAGTTCTGCAATGCGCAGGAAGGGACAGGCATTCGGTTTTTACTGGTGCAAGGCTGGTGAAGCCTCATCGTTTGTGCCTGGCACACGAAAGACGAAGGTCACTACCGAAAAGCGTAGAGAGAACACAAAGAACAGCCGATGGAAGAACAAGGTTGAAGGAGAAATACAGGAAGTGATCCCGCAACAAGAGCCGTTGTCATCAACCGCGTCCGCGCTTTCCGGATTCAGTGACGCAGAACTGAGGGACGAACTTTCAAGGAGAGGATGGTATGGCACCCTTTACATGAGACTTGATTTTGAAATTAAAAAGTAATATATGACTAAAATACAACCATTCAGGCCAGAAAGTCCGGAAGTCCTGGCAGAGTACGACAGGATCATGGCTGCCAAGCCGGTGAAGAACCTCACCTTTGACGAGGTGCTGACTACGCTGAGATATCTGGAGTTGAAATCATTCCTGGCAGAAGGACGCTACAAGCAGATTGTAGTCCATAAGAACGACAAGCGTCTGGAGCTGTGTGATGATAATGACCGTTTTCTGGCATTGTTGGCCGACTGCGATTCAAGAGACGTTTTGCTTTTCTCAGGACGTTGCAGGTCGCTCTTTGGCGGATCCGTGTACCACTGGCGCAACATTGGCCGTAAGTGCCCTATCACAGACGTATCATCAGCGATCAGTGAGTGCGGTACTGGCTATTATGGCAGAGGATGGGAGATAGCCCCGCATATCAAGACACTAATCAGGTGGATAAATAACTATAACAACAACATAAATAATAAAAACAATGAGAAGTAGAACAGCAAATTGGTTTATCTGCAAGATCCGTTACGAAAAGGTCATGGAGGATGGCTTGCAGAAGAAAGTAAACGAGAGTTATGTGGTCGATGCCCTCAGTTTCAGCGAGTCTGAAGAGCGCACAAGAAGGCCGCCTACAAGGAGATATTCTTCTCCGATGACGAGATGGCCGACAAGTGGTATAAGGCCAAACTCCAGTTTATCACTATCGACGAGAAGACTGAAAAGGAGAAGAGAACGGCAGTCTATTACCTGGTACAGGGATCATCCTTGGAGAATGCCCGCAAGAACATCGACGAGGTGATGGGTGGAACCATGATCGACTACGTGATCTCCGGAGTCAACGAGACAAAGATAATGGACGTGTTTGAATGGCAAACGAAGGATTGATTCTATTCGCAACGATAAACGCTCTTGTCATAGTTTTGGCCGATGCTTTTTGCAATTATGTGATTAGCAGAGATTAAAAACAGAGACAGGAGAAAATTAATAATAACCCTTTAAATTCAAAAACATTATGGAAGTAATCGGAAAGAAAGTGATTATCCGTGCCAGCAGAGCGGGAGTGTTCTTTGGCACATTGAAGGCAAAGCGTGAGACACCCGCAGGTGTAGAGGTGGAATTGGAGAACAGCCGACGTATCTGGTACTGGGACGGTGCATCAAGTCTCAGCCAGCTTGCCGTTGAGGGAACAAAGAAGCCTGGCAGCTGTAAGTTTACCGTGGTA